GCCATAATAAGCATCATACAACTTCTGGTCACGTTGTATGAGAAAGGCATTGTATCCGAAGAAAGCAATCAGAAACACAACACCAGTGAGAATGTAACGAGGAGGGATGTTCATCAGCAAGCACCGTAAAAAGGATTACCAAGTTGAGGCAGATCAGAGTTGTCACCAGTTTCAACATAACCCAGTGCCAGACGCTCACGAATCGCAAGAGTCTTCTCAACACGATTCAGAAACTTCTTGGAGATTTGATCCACACCTTTCCAAGACAGAACCTGCAAGCACCATTCCTGACTGATGTCACCATAGGGCGTCTGAACAGGATAGTAACCAACCAGCATCGTGCCGTCTGCGGACTGGAGAGTGGGGAAGGTGGTCATGGAGTGTCTCCCGATTACCTTGTAATTATAGGTCAGAAGGACGGCACCACGTCGTTGCGTAGTCCAGTTTGCGAAGTGTCCATTCGCTCCCAGAGCGAATAGAGTTTGTTATAGAGTGCCGCAGCACTTCCGTATTCCCGTGCGATTCTATTTTCCTCACGCAGGTTGAGTTCTTGCAGTGCAGATAGAATCACACCAATTTCGTGAACATTCAGTTGTACAGTTGTTTCAGTCATTGTTATCAGTCCCAAGATACGTTTTGAAGTAAGAAACCAGGCATCACCATTGACCAGGCACCCTGCTCACCAGTTCCAGCAACTTTATACTCCCACTTGTAGGCAAACTTATTATGACTATCCCAAGTCATAAAACCTTTCTCCTTATCAAACCAGGATTTGATCGTCAGACCAAACCGATTGGAGAAAATGTTACGGGTTCGCAGTGCTCCACCAGTCTCACGGGTTTCAACCACTTTGCAGGTGTCAAATTGAGTTTGCAGACCTGCATCCAGAGCACAAGGAGTTTCATACACAAAGGGACGATAAACTTTCGGTTTTGGTGCAGTCTGTGCCAGTGCTGGAGAAGTCAGCAACAGGGTTGCAAGCAATAAAAGTTTTTTCACAGTTTTCCTCCGTTCTTGTTGTATTCTATCATAGATCGTCGTGCTGCGTAAGCCTCAAACTCAGATGGAAATGATGCAATGGTTTGTCCTGTATCAGACCACACAAGATACCATCGCTTTGCAAACTGCTTGACGTAAATGTGATTCATACAGAAAGAGTAACGTCGATTTCTTTGATATTCAGACCACACAGTTGATCATACACACGACGACAGATAATGTCAGTTGCTTTTTTTGCTTTGGACTTCTCATACCAAACGGTGCGAAGTCCATCAAAAGTGGTGACTTGAATGCGGTAGTTTTTCATCAGTTTGGGAATTGAAGTTTGTACTTATCGATCAGAAGATCACGGACAAGTTCTCGGTCAACACTATCACCACAGAACTCTTGCCCTTTGATATTCAGAATTTGAATCAGGTCTTGAGTTGCTTTCTGAATCAGTTCAAGTGTGGCACCCATCGGATAGATGCCATTTTTGCCGTAGAAAGAAAGAACGTAATCGTAGAATTCAGTCATTTCAGTCCTCAGGATAGAGTTTCCAACCATCAGGGCAGATGCCCATCTCTTCACAGCGCACCTCATAAACAATGCGCTCCAGCAGGCGCAGAGGCATTTCCTGCTCAATCGTCTTCTGAATCGTGCGGCGCAACTGGGCGTCGGTGGTAGTGTCGGTGACCATTGCGGTTCCCTTGATTACCTTGTAATTATACTGCCTGCATCAGGCGGTTCGGGAAGAACTGTGCCACTTGTTGATCCGTCCACCCGTTCTTCTCAAATAGGTACTCCAGATATAGCGTTTCTTCTTGCTCTCGTGCCTCTATTTCGTGTGGTTGATACCAATACTCATAATTTTCGACAGGTTCTTTACCATAATGCATTTTTCCACGTTTCATCCGCAGTGAACCGACTACCCACTGCCGCAGGTGGACCAGTTCGTGTAAAAGAGTTTTTATATACAACTCCTCCTCCATATGGGTATCCAACTCAATCAGAAACTCACGGGGGCGATAGTATTCACCCACATAGTCACAGTAACCATAAACTGCCTCACGTTTCAGACCACGATGAAGAATCTCCACATCAATCTTGTGACGGGGCAGGAAACGATTCAGAAACCAAGTGGTAACATCCTCACAGAGGAGTTTAGAATAACCGTATCCAGAAAGAGTGATGTAAGACATTGCCCCCAGTGTAGAAACCAAACGAAAGATGAAACAAAAAGAAGTTTTTCCTTACCAGTCATCGTGCAATCACATCCAAAGACTCCAGCAGCATCATAGCAAGTTCTACCTGGTTGTCCTCATCAACCACAGGAATGTTGGCATCCACAAACTCACTTGCCAGTTCGTGAAGCAACTCACACATTCTCTCATCAGCGTGTGCAAAGGTAGCAAACTCAGACTTGAAACCGTTGCACAGAAGGCGCAGAGACTTGGTGACGGTCACGTTGTTGATGGTGTCGTTCATTGCGGGTGTGTTGAACATAAGGTTATTATACGGCACCCCAGAGGGGTCTGGAGTGCCCTGTGTGCCAGTTGTTGAAGTGTCAGCGGTAGAGGTAACTACCTGCCCAGTCAGCGTGTTGAAGTAACCATTCACGCTGTTCAATAATGCGGAGATCATAGCGAACACCTTTGGCAGGAGATTTCCAAGAAGCAGACTTGTAGACTTGACCAGTTTTTTTATCCACAAAAGCGTGGACCGAACGGGAACCAGCAGCATTCATCACAATTTTGTGATACTTGCGACCCGTTTCGGGGTAGAACTCATAATCACAAGTGCCTTCTTTCAGTTTAGCAATACACTCTTCATGATAAGAAACCGAAGAGTCATCAAAATCACGAAAGAGTGAACGTTCGTGCATTTTGATACTGTAATCAATGTAGTTCTGGCGCAGTGCCTCACAGAGGGCATAGGTGTGCCCCAGAACAGCAGCAGCGATGTCTTTCCGTGCCTCTGCAGCAGCGGCATAGTCAGCGAAGGTGGTGGTCATTGCTTGATTGCGTATGAACGTATTATAGGGGCATATGGAGGCGTCTCAGCGCACCCTGTGCCACCTGTTGAACTGTCACATAAACGCTTCCAATCCCACCGCTTCACCGAAACTATAATCGTAGGTGAGGGCGTCGTGATTAACATAGTGTTGATGTGTCACAGGAACACCCAGTCGATTGCACAATTCTTTATGATTATCTTCCATAAGTTCCACAGCGTAGAGCATATCATTCAGAATATGATCAAGTTTGTGGTACTGTAGCAGCGTATCACGAAGAGCAATCAAATAGTTTCCACTTCCAGCAGAATTGTCTAAGAATCTTGACTCAGGATTCTTTAGAACTTCTTCGGGAATCTCTTGAATCATATATTGACAAAACTCAATTGGAGTGAAGACCTCACCAGTTTCGTCAATTCTTTCGTCAGAGCGTTCAATATCAGAACCAAACTCCTTATTTGCTGCGTTCTTATTCGCAGCGTTCTTGCGCTCAAACATAATAGTCGGCAATAAAGGTGTTAATCAGGTTACGTTGTTCCTCAGTAAACTTATAATATTCCATAATCGATTCTTCAGTCCACTCACGATCAAGAGGAGGAAGAGGAACATCCTCAAGATAACGGGAAATATGGGCGTCCTGAGAAATCTTATTGATAGAAAGACCGAACCGTGCAACTTTGGTCTTCAAGTATGAAATCAAACTGTCACGTTCTGCCTCAGAAGATGTGGTAAACACCTTGTTCTTCGGGTTGATATCAAAGATCTCACTGTTACGATAAAAGAACGTGAAAAAGTCATAGGAAACAAAGTCCTCTGCTTTTTTAGTCTGATTACCACAAACCCTAGGGGTGGAGACAAAATTAGCGTGACCACACACCCGTGGTGTAGAGATAGAAGAACCAGTGCCAGAATACTTCTTAAGAAGATCGTTAACTGAATCTGTTTGTGTCAGTTGCTTATACTTTGCGACTGTTTCAAGATGAATAGCACTTGGTTCCCAGAAACCAGTGGGCATATCATCAAGAGAATCAATAAAGTAACGATTCCCAGTAGTTCCATAGACCAATTCAATCGGACCAGTATGATGCTTCACCGCTGTTGTGACTACAAGAGGACAACCAAATCGTGCATCAGGAAACTTAGCGTTTCCGTTAAACAGTTCCAGTTTGCGAACACGATTCTTCAGAGCAGCACGGACCTGCATCTCAATCTTTCGGGTTGAGCGAAACAACCACCCAGAAGGATGAACAAGAGAAACGTTATCAGACAGTTCCAGACCTTTAAGAAGAAACTCAAGATGTAAGTTTTTCAAATAGGGAGGATTACCAATATTCGAATGGAATCGCATGTTTAATTTCTCAAAGTTTGCGTCGGTCGTAATAGTTATTTTATCACTAACTTGTTGAATTGCATAATGATGTCGAACATCATTTTCCCAAACAACAATATTTTCTGGTTTGTAACCGTTTTTGACTGCAACACTGGAAGTGATGCCGCACGGATCACCAAAAATCAACAGATTCATCGTTTTAGGAAATGTTTGACAAAAGGTTTTCAACAAATTCTACATCAAGAACCTGGTGTTGTTGACCAGAGTGTGACAGTTTCTCAAGTGTCCCAAGTTCGTCTTGATGGATGGACGATTTGATGTTAGTGGTAATTTGATTCAGGCGATAGGCAAAGCGACGAGTTTCTTCACCAGATGTAAGTTCAAAATACTTTTTGAGTACACCATCAACGTCATAAGTGTTGTAAACATAATGTTCAGAATTCAAGAACGAATCGATGTTTGTGGTTGGGATACCTTTACGGACACAGTGAAACACCGCAAGAGGGACACGTTTCAGATACTCACGTACCTGTTCTTTCGTTTGATTGATTTCAAACTCACGTTCGGACTTTTCTCCAATACGTTGTTTGTTAGTCTTACTATTTGTATCGTTGGAGTTGATTACGTGCAGAGTGAGATGTGGATAATCTGCACTCTGAAGATCGGTGGAACATTCAATAGTATTCAGAATATCATCGTTCATACGGTCAACAAAGTTGGAAGAAAGAGAAATAGTTTCTTCAATATTGATGGCAAGAATGTCGTTGATTTCTTCGCTACTGAGTTGTTTGAATCCGTTGGACCAAGAGAAGACATCAATAAAATCCCCAAACACATATTCTGCAAGATTTTGGTTTGCATCACACGCTTCAGTGAAGATATTAGAAAACGCACGAACTGCACGTTCTGGACAGAAATCAAACAGATTCCAATCCTTATCTCCACTACCACCACGGAAAGCAAACTGAACATAAAACTCCAAAGACTTTCCTTCAGTCATATTCACGACTGTATCAATCTTAGGGGCAGTTACACCAAGAACATTGGCAGAACGTGTGAGAATAATCGTACCGCAAGGATTCTTTTCAATATGTGCGTTGATAGTTTCTGCATCTTCGTCAGTTTCTCCAGTTACAACCAAAGGAGCAAAACGAGTTCCAGTTACAAACTTAGAGAAAGCGTGACAAGCAGCAACACTAGGAAGAGTTGCATAGATGTGTGTAGAATCTTTGAAAATCCTATCTTGTGGACGAAGAGTACGTTGACTTGAGAAGTACATATCAACAAACTCTTTCACAAGAAAAGGATTAACAAATTCTCCATCAAGAAGAGTATTGAAAATGTTCTTCATTGCAGCAGGATCGTCACCAAATAGTTTTTGATACTCCTCCGACTGATACTGAGCAACAAACAACTTCAGTTTAGGAATAGTCCTACCCTGACTCAGACCAAGTTTGGCATCAAGTTGTTCCTCAAAATAAGAATAAGTATACGAATTATTTTTATCAAAATCAAACTGCAGTTTGTAAGCAGTTCCAGTTACATAAAGAACCTTACAATCATGAGAATCTTGAAGTTCAGTCCACTGCTTTGAACCATATCCAACGTGTGCCTCATCATAAACAATCAGGTCAACATTGCAGGGAAGATTTGTAAGTTTACGACTCTGAATACAACCCCAGAGAATCAGTTGTTTATCAGTTTTCAGATACTTCTCAATCTCCTGCTCATAACCTTTCTTGTTTAGGTCAATGTACACCAGGTTCTCAAAGTTCTTGAGGTTAGAGTCATCACGCCAAGATTGTTCTGGTGACTTGTATCGGGAGACAACAAGAGTTACCTTGACACCACTCTTTACAATAGCAGTAAGAACCATCGTAGATTTGCCAGCACGGCACTTTGCAAACAGCAGAAATTCCTTCCACTGCTCCCAGTTTGAGAGAATTTTACTCACAAACTCTTGTTGATGCTTATAGAGTTCACGGGTTTCTGCAACCTTACTTACAGATTGAGCACCCCGATACTGTTCCAGTTCATAGGTAGCATCTTCGACAGTGATAAAAAACCACTCACGATCTTTATCATCACGGGTTTTCTTGTACCCACGTTGCAGAAGATATTTGTGAAACTCTTTATCGCCAAAGGTGGTTTCAAATACACCTTTGGGCAAAAGTTGTTGAGGGTTAGAAGTTGTATCTTGTTGATTGATACGATCTTCCGCTTCTTCCTGTTGCGTATCACCAATCTTAAGCATTGGGATACGACTAAGTTGAATTTGATCTTCGTAATGTGCTTGAGTTGAGTAGAAGTAAATTTTTTTCTGACGGTTAATCATGACTCAATAAACAAATTCAGAGGTAACATCAATAGAATCATCAGATTCAAGATAACCCATCCAATCTTGGGGATCAGACTCATACATTGCAATTTCCCGCAGTTCGTCAATCAGTTCAGACAGGTCCATGGTGATCCTTCAACTACCTCGATATTATAGCAGAAAACCCGCCTTGTGGGCGGGTCTTAAGAAATCCTTATACCTTCCAGTTCAACGATACCAAAGGTATCTATACAAATTCATATTTTCACACCGCCAGTGCCCCAGAGGGAATCTCTACACCTTCAAGGTCAGAATTGTAGCACAACCAACCTTCTTCTTGAGTATAAACATACGAATACTCTTCGCTGTTCTGAAGATACTCGCCCAGATTCTTATCAAGGCGAGGAGGGCAATCTTCACCACGTTGAGAGTAGTATTCGGGACCATAAACTCCCTTCACAGCACTATCATCGAAACGAGAATCAGTCCAGCAGGAAGACATATCACCACCATCAATCAGTTCAGCAACAGATTCTTTGCTATTGTAGTGCGTCTTCAGGATACGACCCAACCATTCAGGATAACCATCCCAGTGGTGGTAGGCAGAGAGCACAGAACCGTCAGCAAGTTCAAGACCGATGCGGGAACGGGTTGCCATTGGAGCGTTTGTTGATTACCCACATATTATAATGGGTCTCCCAGCGAACCAGGAGACCCCTTGTGCCAGTTTTCTAACTGTCCTCAATTCATTTTAAACTTTTTCTTGGATGCTTTATGCTCAACAACTGGTTTTACAACGACTTCTTCAACTTTTTCTGGTTCTGGAGTTGGATCAGGGGCTGGAGCTGGTTCTTGAAAAAGATCTGTAAATCTAGACATTTTTATTACTGATTAACTTGTAATTATTTATTTTTTCAATCTTCATAAATTTTGCATTCAGCGGCATCAGGATGAGCATCACAATAAAGTTCTAATGGTGTTGGGTCGTGATCTTCACCAGGATGATGCTCCTTATATGCTTTTAAAGCTTCTAGTTCTTCTTCAGTGTGTCTTCTAGATTGTGGAGAAATTGTTGGGTCATTCAAAATATCCACATCCTTCTGAATGTGTTGGTCGATGTTGTTCATTGTTTTGTAGCGTGATGATATATTTATTTTTTATTCACTCAAAGCAGAACCTCTCCAGTTCTTAGGAGCAGGAGGATCACATTTGCCTTCAAGTGAACGAACCATAAGTTCAGCAAACTTTTCCATTTTTTCGGCAGAAACTGTCTGTGGAGAGTAACTAATTGCGTCTTTGAGTGCAATAAGTTCATCCCATTCTTCTTTTGTAAGAACTTCAGTGCCAGTTTTTGCAAGAGTCATAGATTTTTTGCGATGTGTCCCAATGTTAGCATTACAATATAATAATATCTAGAAACTTAATATTTTCTTTGGGATCAAGTTACATTACTTTATAAAGTTATCTAGGGCATCAAGATCATCTTGAAGTTCTTTTTCTCTTTTCTTGTCGTGATAATAGGACCAGAGAGCATTATGAACATCCATAAGTTGGTCTACCCAGAAACCAGAAGGATAAATTCCTAGAGCATCTTGGAGTCCACGATGACTAGTACCTTCTGATTCTGCTTTACACATAATATGGCAGATTGCTTGAACCATATCAAGTTTGTCTTCTTCGGAAAGCATAAAATACTTTCCTACAGCACGTTGTTTTCCTTCCTCAAGATCTTTCTGCAGTTCTTTACAAGCATCAGAATCCCACCATTCTTGTAGTGCTTTACCAAGATTATTTGATTTTTGTAGTTCTTCCGAACTTACCATTGGGTTTTCTTCAGTCATCTTTTCCAAAAATAGTTCCAAAGAAACCAGAGTCACCTGGTTTACGGTTTTCCAGTTTATCTAGAATTGCATCAGTGCTTTGCATCGATTCAATACGACTAATAAGATCTGCAATTACACTACAAACCATCGGGCGTTCTTGACGGGCAGCGTATGCTAGTGCATTACGCAAAGATTGTTCTGCTTCTTTCAGCGATTCTTCAACAGATTGTGATAGTGCCATACTTCAGGGTTCTCTAAATCTTTACAACGGGGATAATAGATGCCATCTTTATAACAAGCATCTTTGGGGTCTTGCTTATCATATTTTACCACAACATCAGGTGGTTGTCTAACATTACAGAGTTCTCCCTGCATTTTCATAAAGTTATCAACACACAAACCACCCAAGACTGGAGCAATCGCAGATAATTGCAATAACCAGAGGTCTGCCATCATTCTTTAATCCAGAAACCATCAGCAGTCATAGTCCATCCAGCAGCAATCATTTCGTCATAAGTCATTGGTGCTTTCTTAATAAGATAAGAACCATCACCCTGATCCACCCATTCTACTTGATCACCTTCTTTCAGATTTGCTGCTTCTAACAAATCATCGGGGAATGATACGCAGTAAATATTTTCATCAGTATCTTCATCTTTGACTTCTTCAACAGGAAGAACCCACTTTTTTGGTTGCTTTCCTTCATACTTATCAACTATCTTTTGATAGTGTTCTTGAGTCCAACCATCATTATAAGCAGAGTTTGTTTCAATCTTTGCTTTTGTATACTCAGAATGAGTTACACCGTTTTTAGTTTCAAATGGATTATTTCTAGTTAAATCATTCCTAGTGTAGTCATAATAATGATCTGATTTTTCAGATTTAGTTGAAGGAGTCCAATCATATCCACCTTCTTCACGAATTTTGTCTATCTCTTCTTTAAGATCAATATTATCCACGGTTGAACCTTTATGTTCTTCTGGATAATAATGTTCTTCCCACGCATCCCATTCTTCTGCGTCATCACTTTTTACAGGACGATGACCACTCAACAATTCCAGAAGTCCAGAAGCACGACTAATACAATCTTTATGGTAATAGTAATCTTCACGAACTGCTTCACGAATCGCAGAATAGATTTCATGCGGTGAAGCATCACTATTCATCGCATCGTGAACCCACTCTTGAAGTTTTTCAAGAGAATACTTTTTGTAATCAGAGGTCATTGAGATAGTCTTTGATTGCTTGTTTTTATCATATCACAGTTTTCAAGATCTGTCCAGTCCATCCCTTATAAGGTTTTTTAACTTTCCCGTTTATCCTGTCCATCATTCTTCCTTGATGTAATTTATTTTTCCTACAAAACTTGGAAAGATTTTCAATTATATGTTCTTTACCAGATACGTGCCTCAACAAATAAGTATTTTTAGATAAGGAAGAAGATATTTTTTCTCTGGTTTCTTTATTTACAAGATGTCCCATTCTAGTTTTGGACATTTTCTCACAAGTTTTCTTGCTATGTTTTCTACCTAAATTTGCTTCTTTCAATTTAATTTTTGTTTCTTGTGAAGGAACCCAACCAGATTTTCCTTCTCCACCATTAGTTTTATTTCTTAAAATACCTGTTCCAATATCTTTTCTACCAAAAACATTTATCATATAAATTTCGTGTCTATGAGCATCCTCTTCTGTTAGATTATTTTTAAGAATGATTATTCTATCTTTTGTTGGAGGACGACAACAGGGTTTTCCGCCATTATTATAAGCACGATAGTTTTTACCCTTACCAATATAGTAAGGTGTACCATCTTCACGCAAGTATGCGTAAGTGTAGTATTCCATCTGCTTTTTGTTTGTGGTAATACTATTTATACAAGAAAAGGAGCATTTCTGCTCCCACTCTTTGCTTCTGAATAACCACAAACAAAAGCATTATTATTTATCGGCAAGATAATCTGCTATTGCTTGTTCTACAATAATTTGTATTTCAGCACTCGTAAGATTATTTAACCAAGACCACTGAGGGTCATCTTTACTCCAATCCATTGAAAAAGACCCATCTTCATTTTGTGTTATCTTAAGACTATCAGCAGTCATCGCAGTCAGTGTCCTTGTGTTTCTTACGAATCTTTTTAAGTTGTTTGAGTTCTTCCTTGATCATTTTATATGCTTCATCGGCATCAATTTTATCACCCATTTCAAGAGCAACAATAATATCTACTCGGGTTCCAAAATGTGCGAGTGCTTTTTCAAAACAGTCTAAGTCATACATCTTGTTCAGTCCAAAAACGTTCGGCAAGAATATCTATACGAGCATCCAAAGAATTTTCCACACGATAGAGTTCATTTGTTGTTTCTACATTTTCTTCTTCCAGACGCTTTACATCAAGAAGAAGAGCATTATACTTTTCTTCAAGAGCAGCAAGTCTTTCGTATACTTCATCAATAGGAACTTCTGGTTTAAGCCCCCATTTTTTATAAAACCAATGCTGTTCGCTCATAATACACCGACCTCTTTTAAATAGTTTCTATACCTCATAAAACGATTCCAGTTTGGTTGACCTGGAACTTCTAACTGATGACATATTTCACAATAACACAACCACTCATACCAAGGAGTTGTGGGGTCTAAAACGTGATATGGATAATCAGAGTTTTCCACCTACTTGACCTTCATAAGTTCTGGATTCAGCGAAACCTTCCTGCCGTCCTTTAAGATAAAAATGTGTCGCTGAGATACACTGCTGCTCAGTGAGAGACGTGATAAGTCCGTTACCATCCTTATCAGTGGAATACCAGAGTCCATACTTTTTTTGCTCAACGTAGAAGATATCATCAATTAGTTTCTTTTCCATTCTTTAAGTCAGGATGAGGGGCATACAGGGGTCCAGTATAATCTTTATGAACTTCTTTGAGTGCTTGAATCACTTCTGGAGTTTCTTCCCAACTCCACTCATTTCCGTTCTTGTCAGTAAAAGTGCGTGTTGTCATAGAGTAATCCAACGTTCGTTTTTAAGAGTCCAATTTGTAACTTCAGAGATACGTTCTCTCACAGATTTTGCAGGAACCCATCCCAATTCTTTCATTTTATCACCATCAAGTGCATACCGCAAGTCGTGGCCAGGACGTGAAGAGTGAAAGTCAACAAGTTCGTATTTTAATTCTCTTCCTTGGGATTCGGCAATGATTTGTGCCAACTCCAAGTTGTTGAGTTCTTCCGCACCAACAATGTTAAACTTAGGGCATTTAGCACCACCCCAAGTAGGTTCGAACTTACCCTCATAATTTAACAAGAAAAGAACAGCAGATGAAACATCTTCAGCGTGGATATAATGTCTTGACCCAGGAATAGTTCTTGTCGAATCGCTATGAATTGTTACAGTTTCTCCATCACGAATTCTCTTGATGCACATTGGAATGTATTTTTCTGGATGTTGACGCTCTCCAAACACATTCATCGTATGCGTAACATAAATGGGAAGACCATAAGTATTCTCATATGCTACGGCAAGTTCTTCACCACCTGCTTTGGTTGCACTATAGGGATTAGTAGAATTATATCGATCATTTTCTTTATACTTAATTCCGTTTGGAGCAGGTCCAAATACTTCATCAGTACTAAAGTAAATAAATCTTTCAAGATTGGTTTGATTGCGAGCAAATTCTAGAATATTACAAGTTCCAACTACATTATCAAGAACAAACTCCATAGGATACTCGATACTGCGGTCAACGTGAGAACCAGCAGCAAGATGGAGAATATAATCAGCAGAGTCAATTTCACTACGAACAAGAGGGTTTAGTTCTGCTTTTAGGTCGTGATGAACAACTTTTACACGTTTGCGGGTTTCAATATCAAAAGAAAGCATCAAATCATGAAGACGATTTAGATTACCACTATAATCAAGTCTATCAAGAGTGATAATTTCCCAGTCTGTCGTTTTTAAAATTTGTCCAATCATATGGTGAGCGATAAATCCTGCACCACCAGTAATAAGAACTCGTTTAGTCATATTCACTCTTCAAATTTGTAACTCAGTTTGATTTCTTTCTTTTTTAGTTGATAACGTTCAATGTGCTTTTTACGGTGGTCTTCAGATTGAAAATAGCACTTGCGAGTTTCATTTCCATCTTTATAAACCAACTTCCACGGAAACTGGTCAAAGGGAAATTCTTCGGTGTAGTCCATCAGGTAGGTTGTTCAACACGTTGAGTATACACGGAATCAAACAGTTCGTCAAGTATCTCACTGCAGGTATTATACTCCTTACTGTTCAGCACAGTCTTATCATATTGATAACGACGCACGGCAGTGTAGATGAGTTTATATTGTTCGGTGGTAAAGTTCATTAGTCGTAAAGATTTTGCTCCTGTTGTATTCTATCTAGGTAGTGATAGATAGTTGCTCTTGAGTATTGAAACTCTTCAAATCGTTGTGGTTTTTTCTTTTCCATCTTAATTAGCATATTCATCCAATCGTAGTGACTATTCACCACCCATCCATAGTGATGGTCCTCGCATAACAACTTAAACATCATTTGAACCCCTTGCTTTTTTTCTTGTCCAATACTTCAATATGACTCAAAAAGTTCCCACCACGCTGAAACCAAGTGAGCTGAACATCTTCGTAGTTATCAAAGACAACTTCTCTTCCATCTTCAAAAACAACCTTGTAATCGTGGCGATCATAAGGTTTTTCACAATGTAGTTTAAAGGATTGAGTCATTTTAAATAGTGGCGTTTTTCGGTATCAAATTTTGACCACTTTGCTATTTTAAGACACATCAGCAAAGTTTGATGTTCACGCTGATACAATGCCCAGTTTTGTGTTTGTTTCGCAGCATATCTACGACGATAGGCACAACACCAGACATTGTAGAATATCTTGTCCTTTTCAGTCATTTGGGCAGTGCAAAAAGTATTTGTATTCTGCTGCTTGATGTGGAGCATATCTTACCACATCACATCCTTTGTATTGATCAACCACTTCAAATGATGGTTCCAATGGTTTACCACCAGAGGCAAAATAACTAAGCACAATCAGAATAATAATAAAAACGCCGCAGGCACCAGCAAATACACCGAAACCACGAAGTAACTCTTTGAGTGCATATTTATCTTCTTCAGTCATTGTTATTCTCCCAAGGTGCTTTACGATTCATAATTTCTCTAACCCTCTCCACTATAACAGGATCTGGTGGTTCATTCAAGCGTTCTACAAGGGCATCATAATCCTCTGCGGGTAGTACAATGCGTTCAGGTTTTGTACCCTTACCCCAGAACTTCTCAAACTCCCACTGATAATTCATATCCAACCATCCACCATTCAGAGAGTGCCAAAACTCTCCCCAAACGTGATAATCATCAAAGCGAAAACCTTGATGACTCATAAGACGATACCACCACCAGAATGGTGTATAACGAAGAAACCTATTACCTATAATAAGTTTATGGAAGTTCATTTCTTCGCCCAAGAATAAGAATACATATGCATCCAACCATCATTCAACTCCGCCCACATTGCGTGAGGAAGTTTATAAGAATACTTCCTATCTCTCATCCAATAAGACCACGCCTCAAAGGCATATCCTACACTCTGCCATCCCCAGATGAAGTTTCTCCACTTCTCATTATCATACACCCAGTCGTTATCAGTATCAAATGGGTTCCACTTGAAATGAGGTTTGAAGTCATACTCAAAGTAGTGTTTGTTGTACTGCTTACGAGTCCAGTTTTTATACCGCTGTAGGAGGTTCACAGGTTTCATCGCTCCAGTAGTATCTCAGTCTATCACCATCTGCGTGAATATTCAAGTGGTAGATTTTACCGTCTTGTGTGTAAATGCCCACCCATAGGCTGCGTTCATTCATACTTTCCAGGTGAAACATTTCCACCTCTTCCAGCACGATTTCGTCTGGGTTTTCTTCCCACTTTACAAGTTTAGTCATCTCTCAAACTATCCAATACTTGAAGAAGAAAAGCAATAGAGTTCGCATACTCTCGTCCATCTTGCCCACCCATTACAATGTAAGCAATCTCTTTTTCGGCAAGTTCAATACGCTCATTTCTGGTGAGTTCTTGTAGTGTGGGACGATACCAATTACCATCAGCATCTTGTTTGAAACCAGCATTCAGTTTCTCACGACGCTCAGCTTCCTCAAACATCTCATCCGGGTATGGTTCGCAGTCCATTGTTTTTTCTATTTCAAGTTTAGTTTCAGGTGCTTTGGTTCCAAGAGTAGCAGTTTCAAGAGTTGGGGAGGGAATACGGGAAGTTTCTTTACCTTTTGTATAGAAGATTAGGTCCTTATCCATTTACAGTTTCTCCAATTCCTCACACAATTCTAACACATCAGGGCACATAATCACACCAGGGCTTTGTTGAAGTTCATTCATAACCACACGAAGAACAGCAGCATATTCATAATAAGTTTTAGTAATCATAGGGTCTCTACCCTCACTAATGAGTTTTCCAAGAGTAGGAGAACCTTCGGCAACATTTCGTGCTGCTGCTACACATTTTTGTGCGAGTTGTTTCATTTTAAGTTCTCTCAACCTCTGTTTGCCGTATTCAGTGAGTTCGTGTTTTTTGTTGCGGAGTTCTTCTACTTCTTCTTGGGTGAGATTGACCCACGGCATATCATCGGGCACTGGAAGATTATGTTCCGTAACTTCTTTTTTAACTGAATACGGGTCAATCGTTGCCATCGTTCCTTGTAATGAATTGAGTAGTGGTTCGTCAAACATCATAATTTACCATCCCATAAGTCCGAAGATGTATCCAAGTCCCCATTCTAATGTATGAGGTGGCAATTCGTCAATATGATTAAAAGCAGTTTGTCTTGCCAATAGAATGCGTTCTTTACCCACAGCATTTAGATTTGCCACAGATGCTTTCATAAACTCGTCGTAATCTTCCATATTATTATTCTTTGCTCCACTGATATACAACCGACGAACTTCTTGAAACAATTCTGCGGCTTCTGGAGCAAATGTAACCACATTCTCACCCAACGGAATACTCATCGTCTTCATACATCCCATTGAGAACTTCATTGCGTTTCTAGTTTCTTCTACTGACAGAGCATTTTTATCTCCATCACGAAACCGATACTGAATGATACCATTGGTACATTCAATCACACGCAACAGAGCAATCTTATCTTTCTCCATATCAGGAAGAGATTGAAATCGTGTGTCCCAGTCAGTCATAAGTCGTAAAAAGAAATACTTTGAGTGTTTGTCCGTCATCCTGAAGACTTACCTGAACATTAGAACATTCATAACGAACAAGTTCTCTTTCAGATCCATTGATTACTTCAACACGGGTCACCTCTGGATAGTTTTTTAGAAAGTCTCCATTAGGCATTTGGATGTCTTCAGTCATCGCAGTTTCTCCCGCATAAGTTTCAGGCACTCATTCCATTTGTAAGAGTTAGTGTCGTGTTCTTTCGGCAACCAGTTCTCAACAGCATCTACGATCTCATCGGTGCAGTCAATAGAATACCCCAAGTCATCCCGTATAATATCCCAGAGTTTTCTAGTCATAACACCCAGTATCGTCAAGTTTTGGAGAACATCTCCCAGTATTATAACCTGTCAAGAAGGCAGAATGCAACCACTTGGTCATCAAATCCTTACGGGTCTTCACATCTTCTACTTCACAATCGCCAAAGAACCATTCACAACGGAATGTAAAATTACCATACTCTCCGTTGAACCATTCCTGAAATGCGACTTCGGCAGTGTCTTCCCACTCCCATTCTGATGTAGGATGCGTCATAGGTCTAATGGTTGTTGCGGGTCTTGATACCAGAACTCTTTATATGTAATCCACTTTTCCACATCAGTTTCCATCTGTGCTAACCAGTGAATACCATTTACATCAATCGCATCAAGATAATGAATACCTGTCTTGGGGCAGATAACTCTGGATACTTGTGTGAATTTTACTCGTTCAGTCATTTTTTGAATGTCTCCTTGAAAGTTTCCCAAGCACCATTGTTGAATGCTTTGGTTTCATATGAGAACCTATACCCATTTTCTTCTTGTAGGGCATAATCAATCTCACACTGAATGAGTGCCCGAAGTTGGTCAATTTGTTCGTCAGTCATTTAGAAACTCCCATTTACTATTGAAGAATACTCGTGTCCAAAATCGAATCCAACGATTAGGAATTATATTTTTCTCTGTAAAGTGAATACAAAATTGTCCTCCACCAAAGAAATCACAGGTACAAATGTATTTTACGATTGGTTGAATGTTCATTTCACTTAAACGATCCCAATCAAAACGTTTATCGTAAGTCATTTCATTCCAATCAGTTTAGCAAAATCAGGAGTGATAGTAAGGTTTTGTTCTTTTACAAGATTACGAACTTCTTTACGAAGATGAAGATACTTGTCTCGGTATTCTGTGAGATACTTTTGTGCTCGGTTTTTTTCATCAAAGTCGCACTGGTGTTCATAGGTTCTATTGTATCTCATTTTTTTAAGTCATCCAAACAAGCAATAAGTTTTACGATGTGATAGTTTTCTTTGAAATGCTCTGTGTTATTCAATTCCTCATAGGCATCTTCTATTGTAAGGTAAATGACTTGATTGGTCTTGTGTAAATCAGCATAGACCTTACCATCCTGCCTCTTCAACATAATCACATAGAATTCAGTCATTTCAGTTCCTCTTCTTTTTCCAGTTCTTGAAGATGCCAGCAAGCATAATCGTGTGCTGCCATAAGTTTAGTTACATCATTACCAGCAGAAGACGCAGAAGCATCTACACTATCAGCAGCATTTTTCCATCCAGCATCAGTAAGTTGCTGCCAGATTTGATTGATTTCAAGAAGCAACTGGTCTTGGTAGTTCATCGGTTTGTTGTGTATGAAGTCATTATACAACGAAAAAGAGCACCTGTGAAGATGCCCTGTGCCAGTTCTTCAAGTGTCCTATTTCAGTTCCTCTTCTTGTTGTTCAATCTGAAAGATAGCATTTAGAAATTCCAGAGCATACTTACCCACGACCCAGGCATCTTTATCTTCAAAAAATCTTGAAGATATAGTTCTCATATCATAACCCTCTTTGTCTTTATCAAAGAAGGCAATCACATAACAATATTCTTTTTGAGAACCATTATCACGATGCCACCTGACGAGTTCATATTTGTTGTTGAGTTCGCACCAACGAAACTCTATGTTACGAAATCTCATTCTTCTTCCTCCACAGGGAACATTGTAGCATACTCTTCATCAGTTAGAGTGAGATACTGGACATCAGCATCTTGGTGTTCTTCGGCATACACCAACTGATAGTGGGCAAAATCACTTTCAGAAGTGCTGCCGTATTCTACGACACCATCAACAAGGCATAGGTAGTTCATTAGAGCACCTCCCAATCACATTCCCAATGACAATCGTTGCTTACATTCACCCAGAAGAAGTATTTCTGGTTCTCTGATGCGAGAAACAGCATACCATCACCCTTGTCCTGTTCCACAATACAGATAGGATTGTTGCCCATCGTATTACACAGACGGTTCTTGGCTTTGCTGCTTTTGGGTTTTACGGTTACTCTTCTCATTTTGGATCTCCAGTTTCAGTTTGCGAATACCAGTAATAAAGTAAGCATAATCGCGGCTTTCTGTCACGATCTTTTCTTCGCCACACACACCACACTTGCCCATCCAACTGGACGAACAACCGACTGAATAGACGCCATAAGTGCTGCCGCAGTCCTTACAACTGGTGCCTGCCTGCTCAAGTTTTTTCAGAAGTGCTTTCTTCTCTTTGAGAGTCATAGGTCTGTTTCGTATAAGAGTATTATAGGTCCTCAAGACTCTTCGGTGTCTTCTGGTGTGCCAGTTTCTAAAGTGTCTTTTAAGTTAGATATCACTTCATCCATAGAATATGTTTCTACTTTACCAAGCTCAATATCTTCTACCATCTGCATCAGGTGCTCAAGAAACTCTTTCGGGTATACATCATCTTCCGTCAATGATGCCCAGAACCATTCTACACATTCTGTTTCGGGGTCATCTTCTTTCATCAGGGCATAGTTATCATAGTTAGATGTCATCAAGTCTGACCAGATGCGGAAAGTCATAGCAATACTCTGCCATCCTGTCATCCAACAATGACCAATCCAATACTCCCACCAGTTCAGGGTGGTTTTCTTTTTATCAGTTCCTTTCAGTGCTTTGCTGAACATCTTCTTCCTCCATATAATCCCATCTCCAAGTGCGGGAAATAAAATCAACATCAAATCCAAACTTATATGCCCAGAACAGAATACCTAAAAGACCATTACTTCCCATTGTAATCTGAATATAAGGCGAAGATGGGTAGTCATTCCAACTTACAGAAACTTGAAGTAAACTTCTACGCTTGATGTTTAAAATTTGGACATAGTATTCGTGCCCAAAGTCATAGCGATGCTTAAATTTAATTAGATTCATTGTTTTCCTCAAAATCAAACCATTCATACAGAGAGTTCATCGCAGCATCAACAACACAATCAACCACAGCATCTTGGTGTGGATTCTCTACGTGTTTATGGGCACGGGAATAACCATAACGGACACCTTCTTCCAGTGCCATTTCTAATACCTTACGAAAGTTGGGTTTCATATCAATAAGGAAGAGATTTCAGACCAGTCAGAACTTCTTGAAAGCGTTCAGCACGACTCTTGTGGTGTTCTACATTCTCCTCAAGAACACTCACAATATCATCCAGGACAACATCCAAAGACGCATCAGTATCAAAGTATTGTTGGATTGCTTCGGCAAGATACCGCCGCCGACTCCATTCCATACTATAGGGTTTGTAGTCCATAATCAGAGTGTATATGCGGGTATTATAAAGGGTTTTTTGAGTCTTGTCAAGTATTAAAAACCCCCTTGCGGGGGCATAAGGTTTATTTAATAGTTGGACAACATTGATCTACATAGTCGCTTACAAGATTGGGTGTTCTCATCACATTCGGTCAAACATTCAAAGTATGCGTTCATCAATTCATGTTCGTCAATGAACTCATCTATGGTCTTTTCTAAACTATTCCAAGCAGCCAGCTGATTGTAAGAAATTAAGTTGTGCATAATAACCTCCATGCACAAAGAACATCATAATAAAGGAGTTTTCGCTCATTTGTATCACCCCATACAGTATACTATTATCTATATGTTTTGTCAGGATATCTTAACAATAATTTATGCCTACGAGTTTATACCTATTCTTCTTCAAGTTCTGCTAGGTAATCTGTCCACCACTGGGGGTCTTTCTCATACTTCCAGTTTGGAATTTCTTTTCCGTGCTCAAAATACCATCTCCAGATTGCTTCGTCAATCACTTCAGCAATCTCAATCCTTCTCTGCCTCTTCATCAACGTCTCCATATGCATTTTCCACGTAGGGTCCGTGCTCTCGTTTGGAATCTTCTCGGACATAATTGACTTCTGATACGCTAGAGGACAACCAGACGGATACTTTCATTATAAGATATATAACTGCCAGTGGGAGAAAACATAGGGAGAGTATGACAGCGTGTTTCATTCTTGCTCCAAGCACTTTTCAAACTTATCTCTCAACTCATTGAGTTTAACTTGATGTTGAAACTCCATAATATGGTCTTTTATCTCTTTCTCTTCTTCAGTGAACTCCATACGATATTTGAGTTTAGCATCAACAAGACGCACCATTTCCATGTAGAACTCAGTGCCTTTGTGAATAAACTCTTCGTAGGTCAATCCCGAGTCCTCCAATCGGTTTCGTCTTCATCACGCTTAAACCAGTCAAGAAGTTCATCAGGATTATCAAAACCACGACGACCAAAACGTTCGTGTCCTAAACCACCAATATCTAATTGGTTCATAAAATCATCTAAACCACCCTCAACCATATCGGGGTTTTCTGCTCTCCTTCTTGCCTGACGGAGCATTGTTCCAGCAGAACGATTGGCTTTTGCCAACTTCTCTGCCCAAATCATATCTTCCAAACTCACCTCTTCGTGAAGAACAATCTTTTCACAGATTGCTTCCAGACGAAGACGATATTGTGTAGACAACATATCTTTCTCCAGATATAGGGTTATTTATTTTAAGTTAAAAGAAATAGAAATTCTTTCTTCATTACTTAAATTTGGATGTACTTTATGAGGCAACCAACTAGGAAAAATGTACAAAGTTCCTTCTTCACTTGGGACCATAAGAGAGGAAGAGTTGAATACATTATACTTCCTAACTTTCATGCTGGTCATCAAATTCATCGAAGGATTTTCAAACTCAATATTTCCACAATTAGTTGAAGTTTTTACATAATAAACTCCACTTAAAGTGGATTCAGGATGAGTATGGCACCAATTAAAGTTACCATATTGATTAACATTAATCCAACCATTTCCAGATGAAGTTGGTTCAATGTTCATAAAATTACAAATTTCTAAAGAAAAATCAAAAATACACTTAACAACCTCCTTCAATTCTTTTGGAGGTTTACTCATATTAAAATTATTTGATTGCCATCCACCAACATTGCTAATTGTTCTTCCACTATCTCCATTTTTTCTAGAAAGACAAAATGCTACCATATTTTCATTATTCAATGAAAACTTTTGGCAAAATAGCGGTATAGAAAAAATAGTTGGATATGGATTAGTTGTATGATTCATTTTTTAGATTTCATTTCGTCCATTAACTCTTTTGCGAGTTTCATAGAACGACGCCACATTAGATATTTTACCACAGGATTGCGTGGATTGTTCAATAACCACCACTTTTGTTTCTCATAGTTAGATTTTGCTAACCTAAGTACATAATAAAAAGCAGCAGCGACACTTTCATCCGTTGCGATGAAGTATGCCACTACTGCGAATACGATAAACCAAGCGTAATAAGTCATCGTCTGATTGTTTTTAGATAGTCTAACACGTGCTCACGAACTGACATGAGTTCGTTGTAACATTTCTGATTGTGAGCACATTGACGAAGTTCGTGGTCTGGTTTATGAACACTCTCAATAAACAGGTCAAGACCGCGATTCCATTTGACTTCAGAAGATTCTTCCATAATGTGTCTTATAGTTATACTATTTAATAGGAATCACAGGGGACTGTGACAATTTCAGACCAAGTTCTCACATATCCTGGTCTCCAACGATTTCCTGGTACATATTCTTCATGATAAACACGTCGATCACACATTGGAACATAACGTCGATATGTAGGATATTGTCGAATGTATCCACGATCATACGTAAATGGTGACCAAAATTCCTCCCAAGTAATTGCTTGGGCTGGTATTGGAAGAAGTGTTAATAAAAGAATAGGCAGAAGTTTCATAGAAACTGCTCCAGTGTTGAAGTTGTTTTTTTAGAAGCTTTCACCTGCTTCAGGATAAAGGACTTTGCAGTTTTGTAATTGTTAGATACGTGAACCTGCTGTCCATTATGTATAATCACAAACTTCTTACCAAACGGAACTGCTGCCCACATTCCATCCTTAGTCACATATCCTTCAGGGTCTCCTGGAGTTGGACTAAGAACTCCAGGGCGAGGAATAAAAGGTTTCTGAAACTTTTCGCTCATCCGAACACCGTATTCACACTGATAACTTTAGCGTTAGGATTGCGAGCAAGTGCAACTTCTTTTGCTTCTTTGTAGTCACGGGCATAGACTTCTTCATAGAAGACCTTACCAGCAACATAAAGTTGAACTTTGCAGCGCATTGGGGGATTCCTCCTGATTACAGATGTATTATACTGGATTGAATTGAAATTTTTGTTCCTGGTGTGACAGTTTTAAAACTGTCCGTCAGGCGTAGGTAAACCATCCAGTGGCAATGTATTTTGTTTGTGTCTTACTCACAATTCCATGGTGAATATGAGTAAAATAAGCAGGCCAAATTAGAAGTTTACCTTCTTCTGCATTCACATCCAAATCATAGGATGGAAAACGAGTCCCTCCTCCATCAGTAACGGTATTCAAATAAAACATCCAAGCAAGAACTGTAGGAGTTCCTTTCTCTCCAGATTCACAATGGACCTCATGATATCCTTGATTTGGTAGATACTTTTGAATGTGATAATAATTATCTGGACCCCAAGGCGATATCTTATCACAACCTGTATATTCTTCCCGATATTTCTGAGAATACTTGAGAAGTGCTTTTTCAAGTAGGTAAGTTGAGTAAATATCCTCCTTCCACCAAGGTACAATCAAGTCCATAGAATCTTTCCTGCTCTTATCAACAGCAGGTTTCATAGATTTAAGATCAAATACTTCTCCAGGAGATTTTTCTTTAGAGTCCTCAAAATATTGAATAATTGTTTTACACTCATCTTCCGACAGAGCATTTTTATAAGACCCAATAAAGTCTGGATTTTGTTTATTACTCATAATTACCTCTTTACAACGCTGATAGCGGGTTGACCCTGATTGAAAACGGTGTCTACCACCGCTTGAACGCTTTTAGCAGTGCTGATGCCCACTTTGTCATAGACGGGCACACAGACCAGTCCAAAGGTCTTCTGGGCGCTTCCTAGACGGATTACACGCCCAATTGACTGACTGATACCGATGTAATCCATAGACCGCATAAACAGAACCGCTTCCAGACCAGACACATTGATGCCTTCAGACAGAATGCTGTGATGCAGAACCACGAACTTCTTGCTGTCATCCTTACCCCAAGCATTTAGAGTGTCAAAGAACACCTCACGGTTGACCTTCTGACCATCAATCACGGCACCAGTCTTGGACGTGATATACATCCAAGAGAAACCACGATCCTCCAATTGCTGACAGAAATCAGACTCACCAATCAAATTGACAATCTGCCTGGTAGAACGAGCACAAATCAAAATTTTGCTGGGAGTATCACTACCAACAATACCATCAGTAACCGTAACAACCTTAGGATTGTCAATAGTTTCCAACAGGAATCCAGCATCACGTTGTGCAATCATCTGCTTGTCTTGGACCATTCCAAGTTGCTTCACAACAACTTTAGGGGGCAAGATATAACCTTGATCCACCAGTTCAGGTGCAGGAACAGTGCAAATTACGTTACCATAAACGGCAGCGTCATTCATCCCAGGTTTGGAAACAGTAGCAGAATGCTTAGGAGTAGCAGTAAAGAAATAGCAGCGGTCAGCATTAGCAGCAAAGTGCTCCGTAGCAGGGAAAAAGTGACGCTGAACACTGTTATGTGCCTCATCAAAGTAAATGGTATCAACGTGAATATCTGCTTGCTGAAGACGTTGCAGAGAGTTGTAGGTCGTGAAGATCAGTTTATGACCAGCAGTTTGCTCCACCCAGTTACGAATCTCATTAGGACGAGTTGTGCTTTGATGATGCGTCTCACCCGAATGCACGTGCAGTACAGAAGCATTGGTGATAAACTCCAAGAACTCACTGGACAACTGCTCTGCCAGGAGGATTCTAGGTGCCGTCACGACAATAGTCTTAGGAGCATCAGATTGAAACTCACGCAGAGCATCAAAGATAGCAACGTTGGTCTTGCCAGCACCAGTCGGCATAATCAGTTGACCACGCAGATGCTTTTTCATAGCATCAAGACCACGCTGCTGATGGGGGCGAAGTTGAATCATCATCAATCAATTCAATAAACATATTATAAGGCAAAAACGGAGCAAAATCAAAAGGACTGTGCCACCTTATGAAGTGTCACAACTATCTCTTCACCAACTTTTTTTACTTCTTTTATTTTATATCCATCAGCAATCATATTTGTATCGTGATTTATTGTAGTTTTATATTGATGACATTCTTTACATAATAATTGGCACTTCTCTGCTTCTTCGATTAACTTTTCAAGAGTATATCCCCAACATTTTCCTATTGTAAAACTTTTTTGTTTTCTATCAATATGATCAAATTGTAAATTTTCAACTACTCCACATCCAACACACTTACCACCAAGATGTTTTATAAGAGTTTCTTTCTTTTTTTCTTTTAATAACCTTACAGACTGATTAATTTTTTCTCTATTATTTTTAGCATACTCTCTATGATAAGCATTATGTTCTTCTTTGTTATTCCAATACCTTTCTTTTTCTTTTTGTTTTTTAATTTCGTAATCTTTATATGGCATAATAGGGGCAATTACTATTATTATTTATGATAATCTGCCCTTTTATTATAGCAGAAAACCGCCCCTGGTGCGACCCAGTGGACGGTTCTTAAAGTGTCCTAGTGTCCCATCTCCAACCGGGACAAAGGTAGTCTACAGGTCTTCTTCTTTCTTGTCAAGTTTTTCGGTTATCTGTTCGAACTTTTCTTGCCAAGAATTTTCATCAGCAGTCCATTTGTTTAGTGGGCAAGAATCCAATATAATCCTTGCTTTTCCAGGAATGTAACAACCACACTCCATACACTTGTTTTCCATATCATCAAATCTGTCACAAGACTTACAGATTTGTGTTCTCTGCTTATAAACATCATCAGATGTGAATAACACAGCACTGTGATTTTCGTGAATATATTTAATAAGATCCCAGGAAAAATTAGCAAGATTTTTTGCTTGTTCTCCAAGAGAAGGATACTGTTTTTCTTCAGACATTTTGATATTCTTCAGTTAAAATTATTTATTATGGGTTATATGCACCCTTTACTGTGCTTGAATTAATTGTTCCACTTACAGAATAATTTGATCCAGCAATTGCTCTACCGGGAGCACCACCAGACCCACTATTTGATGTATCATTTCCACTAGATGCCCATTCTCCACCAGAACCACCAGTTCCACCAGTTGCACCTGCTGTGGATCCACAACCGTTTCCAGCACCACCTGCAGACCCAGCAGAACCATCTAAAGAACCAGAAAGATTGTTATATCCTCTTCCAGGTCCACCTGTACCACCAGTGCCTCCAGTTCCTCCTGAAACAGTATATTCTTGACGACAATATCTACATTGTCTGTTCTGAGAGCAGCAAGTACCACCCCATCCACAAGAATACGTTTGGCAACATCCACCACAGTTGCCATTATATCCAGTTTGATAATATCCAGAAGGGCATCCTGGAGCGCCACCACAACCTGCAGTTTCAGTTGTGTTTACACAAGTTCCCGATGAACCTGTTGCACCTTGAGCACCTCTTTCTCCACCTCCACCTCCACCGTAAATATTAGCGCCAGACCTTACAAATACAACAATATTATTTCCACCAGAAGAAGCAACACTTAAAGCTGGTCCACCACTTTCCCCAGAGGGATCTGGACCACCAGTTCCACCACCTCTACCACCACATCCGTAAATTCCACCAGAAACATCAATCGTTAAATTATATGTTGTGGCGTTAAAGTCTGCTGCTGCTGATGAAATAGAATTAGTACCACAAGTTCCGTTCAAATACATCCATTTACGAATATTTCTACCTAGATTGCTATTCCAAGTTTGAGCATCAATATCAAAATTAGTATCAGTTCCAGTTTGTGTGATATAATAATACTTAATTGAATTTCTAAACTGAGATAATTTTAAATCAGTTCCAGTAGCAATTCCATTCGTTAGAGGTCCAGAAGTTCTATTCTCTGTACAATCTGGTACGATAGGGTTAGTGTCAGTTGTGGTTGTATTCCTTCTTAACTCAGATGCTTTAATTGATCCAGAAGACGCTTCTTTAAAATTAGTCCTTAAAGAACTAAATTTAATTTCTCCAGAAGAGTAATAAGGACCTGCTTTAGTTACTGATGCGGACATTTCACTCAGTTTTTAGTTATTTATTCTATGGTTCTCTCAAATTCAGTTCCTTCTTGAACAATTCCGTCTCCATCTCCATCAATTGCATTTGAGTCAAAAACTATATCTTTAACTACGTTACCTCCAAAATCATATAATTCTGCAGTTGCGTCTTTTTTCTTACTATAAATCTTACGATGTTCATGTTCTGTGGTCCAGCAGTTATCTCCCTGATAATATACTATTTTTGAAATACCGTTAAGTTGTTGCGTATGCTGAATGTAGTAATTAGGCATCGTGGTAATTAGTTCTAAGATAATTTATGACTTTTTTATGTGATATTTTTAGGTGTTCTGACTTTTTTAATTTATTGTAAGAAAAATTTTCTTTTACCATATCTAAAATTTGATCTTTATTGTGCTTTGAATTTAAATATTGATTGATTGATTCTTTATCAAACATTTGTAATCCGTTAGCAACCTGAATAAAACTATCAAGTGGCCAAAAGAAATTAGATGGATTATCTCCCAATCCAAATCTATCTAGAAATTCATTCCTACATTTCTCGTCAAAGTCTTTTACCCACTTCTTTTTATTCTCAGTCATGTATCTCCAAAAGTCGGAGTCAGTTCTATTAGTATTGTAGTGAAGACAAATAAAATCAACTATGGTTTCATAAGTCTTTAAGTTATTTTCATTGAATCTTTTTCGGTTATGCTCTAAAAATGTGAGATTGGAGTTTAATTCAATGAAATCGTGCAATTGCTTCACAATAATATGAATACCTGTTGATTCTAGTGGCTCGACAAATCCACTAGATAACCCAACAGATAGACAATTACCCACCCACGCTTGGTCATAATAACCAGGTTTGTAGTGAATAATTCTATCAGTTTTAAGTTCTACACCAAATCGTTCTAGCAACCAAGCATTATATTTTTCTCTTGCTTCTTCGTCAGTTGTAAATTTAGAGGAATAAAGATACCCAGTTCCATATCGATTACCAATTGGTATCTGCCATATCCATCCATTATCTGTTGCTTCTGCCAAGGTATAAGAAGGAACCTCTTCAAAATCATAAGGAACTTGTTGAGGAATTGCTCTATCAATAGGCAAATATTCTAGAATATCAACCCACTTTGGTTCTAGATTTTTGATAAGAAGAGAACTAAAACCAGAACAATCAATATAAAAGTCGGCGCTTACATTACCAGTATTTTTAAAATCTATACTTTCAATCTTATTATCTTTGACGTTAATTTTTTCGGCAACATCATCTATAAAATCAATTTCATCACTTAGTTTTTCAAACATATAATTTGAAAAATCTTGAGTGTCTATGTGCAAAGCGTGAATATACTCAAATTGTTTCTGCGGCAGGGTAGTAGTCGCTTCGTTGTATAATAACCCACCATCATAACAATCATTTGGTATTGAATAGATTGCAGTAGAGTTATCAGGTTCTCCGTAGAAAGCAACTTCTTGAAATCCGTGAAAGTATTCTGTACCAGGAATCCAGTCTTTAAAGTTAATTCCTAGTTTTACAGTTACATTCAAATCTCGAATTAAATCGGCAGTGGTCAGACCCATAGCATTCAAAAACAAATGAACGATGGGTGTTGTGCTTTCACCAACTGCTATATTTTTTCTAGATGCGTCATAATATAAAGAGACTTGGACTTTATCTCCCCAATATCTTTTTATCATACCAGCAGCAATCAATCCAGCGGTTCCAGAACCGAGAACAATGAATTTTTTCATAAAAAATTAGAATAATTGTAATGAAGTTGTTCCCACTCCAGGAACAGTAAATACTACACGATTACCAACGGTTGTAATTCTTACTTCCGTTCCAATTCCACTAGTAAATCCGTTTACTGCTGTTACTACACCAGAATTCACTGTAACACCTGTTCCAACTTTAACTTGGTCTGAAACTATGTTCGCAGTTGTTATACCAAGATTTGTCCAAGCCGTACCAGAGTATCCTTGGAATTCGTTAGTGGTGGAATTGTAAATTAATCCTCCAGCCTCTGTTGTGAGACCAGTTCTTTGTGTAGATGTTAGTCTTGGAGGTAAGAAATATGCTCTAGATCCAGTTCCTTCACCCGGTAATAAACCTGGATTAATTTTACCTGCATCAGCAAAGTCTATTGCAGAGCGTAAAGAAGTTGTTCCAACACCTACTCCAGAAGTTCCTGCAACATAAAGAATTGAATTAGTAAGAGTCGTAGTTGAATTAAATTGTTGAATTTCATTCGTAATAATTAAACCAATACCAGTAGTTGAAGCACTAGTTCCAATACCAATACTTCCAAATCTAGATGCGCCTTCTACATTAAGTAATTCAGTGCCAAAAGAAATTGTATTAATTCCAATTCTACTGAATAAACCATCTACTGCTCTTGCGTCTAGACCAGCAATTGCATTTGTGGTGTTAATACCAATTGAACCAACACCAACTGGAGCAACAAGAAGATTTGCAACGGTGCTAACTCCAATAGAATTATCTAAATTGATATTAGTTAGGACACTTGGTAAAGTTATAGTTGAAGCACTTAAAGTTCCATTAATAGTAACGTTACCACCAAACCAAGCACTACTAGTTACAGTGGAAGTTCCAACGACGTGTAAAGTATTATCTGGATTTGTTTTACCTAGTCCAAGACGACCTCCATAAGTCAGAGTCATTAACTCTGCGTTTGTCTGACCATAAACCCAGTTAAAATTACCTGTTCCAATACCAGAACCACCAGCATGAATGTAATTGTTAAATCCACCCGTGGATCTGTTTAGAATTTCAAGAGTGCTTTGAGTATTTCCAAATCTTAAGATAGCAGAACTATTTCCAACTCCAACTGATTGACCAATACTAATTCTTGCCTCGCTTGTATCAGAAATAACTTCGACAAGGTTAGTTCCCGTTCTTCTTACTAAAAAGTCGGAAGTTGGAGAAGCACTACCAATTCCAATTGCACCAGCAGAAGTTACAGCAAAGAAAGTTCCTGATGTTCCAACATGAAATTGTTGATGAACCGTTGAAATACCAACTGTAGATACTCCACTATTGATACTAGCAGCAGTTAGAATACCACTAACACTAGAATCTCCTGTTACAGTAATACTTCCACTAGTAATCGTGCTTGCTGCTGATACAAATCCCTCTACTATAACATTGCCGCTTAAATTAACTCCAGTCGCTGTGACTAGACCAGCAGAATTAATGCTACTCGCTGTAATAATTCCAGCAGTGATATTAGTAACTGTAATACTTGGAGATCCAGTCAAAGATTGCGCTGTAGAAGCAATTCCAACAAGATTTCCTACAAATCCACTAGATGCCGTAATAATTCCAGAAACACTAATGTTTGATGGTATTCTTGCGTTATCAATTGTACCTGTTAAGAAAGTGGCAGCAATAGACGCTCTTACAGTCGTTGCTGTGATTACCCCAGTTGCTACAATATCACCACGAGAATTGATTCCAACTCCACCAACAAAGTTGCTTAAATCATTAGTTCCAGCAACTTGGAAAGCATATCTTGGATCGTTGGTATTGACTCCAACGAATCCTGTATTGTAAATACTTGTAAATCCTAATCCAACATCAGTATCAATCCATTGAGATGTTGGAATATTAACAATTCCTCTACCATCACCATAAAAAGTTACAACACCTGAAGATGCCGTAATAATACCAGAACTTATTGTTATCTTACCGTCAGTAAGTGTTGATGCGGTAATAATTCCACTTACTTTGATATTCTTACTGTAAATATCCGATGCTGTAGTAAATCCACTTACCGTTGCGTTTCCACGAACATCCAAAAATTCAGTTGGAACAGTTGTTCCGATACCAACTTTTCCAAGTGTATCTACAACTAGATTATCATCATCAACCTGAACACCGTTCCTAAAATTAAATGACTTATTATAATTTGCCATTTCGTAGACTTTTTAGTTATTTATCGGATAATTTTTGTTCCAATTTTTCAACCTTGGCAGATAATTCCTTGACCGCTTCAATTAGAAGAGCCGTGAGTTTTTCATATTGAACTGCCTTGTAACCATTATCTCTGGTTGTAACAATTTCGGGGAGAACTTTTTCAATTTCTTGAGCAATAACACCAACATCCTTACCAGTGTGTGAAGACTTATCGTTCCACTCAAAAGTGTTACCACTAATCGAAAGGACCTTTGCAAGAGGATCTTCAATTGGTTTAATATTGTCTTTCAGTCTTTCATCAGAACTATAGAATGCTGTAATATCTCCAGTAACTGTAAGTTCGCCAGTTATTGCAGTATTGTCACTGATGCTGACTGTTCCACCAGAAGAATCAATTGTGATATTGCCACTTGTAGAACTGAATGTATTTCCATCAAATCTTAAGTTATCAACATCCAATCTACCGGTAATAGTTGTAACGTCACTGGCATCATTACCAAATGTGGTGTTTCCGTTGACAGTCAGACTCGATGAAAGTGATACTGTGCTAGTTACACTAAGTGTTCCTGTAATTCCAACATTTCCTCCGATGTTGACATTCTTTTCTACACCTAAACCACCCTCAAGAATTAAACAACCATTGTCTTTGCTTGTTGATTGAGTAGTGTCTGTAATTGTAGTAACACCAGAAATATTGAGTCCACCTACAAATGATAGTCTTCCACAAACATTTAAGTTTTTACCAATTCCAACTCCACCAGCAACAATTAAATCTCCAGTGCCGCAACTAGTAGATTCTGTTCCTTGAGTAAGTCTTACAGTATTTGTAAATTTAGATTCATCTTTGAAGGTAACATTTTTAGTAAATGTGACTGGTCCGTCAAACTGTGACAGAACAGCACCAGAGTTACCACCTTCAACCAGAAGTCTTTCCTTAACAATAACTTCGTCAAAGACAACAGACAGTCTAGAAGGATCTTGACCTGTTACTGTTGGAACAGGAATTTCAAAGGTAGTTTGTTGCCCTGAAGTGGCGGAATATTTTGTATTGCCGATGAAGAAATCTCCATCGTTATTCATACCAGTGTATGCTACACTACCACAAGCACTCTCTTGTGCCTGAGCAAGGAATTCTTCTCTTTCAGATAAAGTTCTAAGTTGAACTTGTGGTAAACCAGTAGAATAGTTACCAGGACCAAAACCAAGATATTCAAATGTATGACCCGAACCACGAATTGTTGAAGGTCTGCGGAATTCAACTGCTAATGGTTTAATTTTCTTAATCAGAGATCCGCTTGTATGATTATCTTTGAGGGTTCCAAGAACACCACGAATTACTGTAATTTCATTATTTCCTGCACCAGATAAGGTGCTGGAAATAATTCTCATAATTTCACTTCCAATTTGAATATAAGATCCAAGTTTAAATCTATTTGTTGTAGAAATTCCAGAATTAATAGTTGTTACTTGGAAACTCGTATCGTTTGTAATTGATTGACCTAAAGTTAGACACTCGTTGTCATAGAATCCAATCGATCTTGTGCCAAGGTTTTCTCCAGATGAATCAGCAGTAGCGTTAGTTGCTGCTAACGCATGCTTAACAATTTGAAGAGTTCCAGAAGGAATTGTTGTATTTGTTGTAGAAGTAAATTGAGTTGGAGAAAGAACCGCTCTTACTCTATAGTCTCCACGATTATTATTACTTGAATCTAATACCCTAAATTTAACACCTGCAACTAGTCCATGACCATAAGTTGATGTAAAGGTTGTAATTCCAGTTGTAGTATCATTTGTGACTGAAGTTACTGTTATTCTTGGATGTACATTAATTAAATATTGTCCAACAACTGGTAGTGGATCTGATGCAGTTACCGCAAATGATACTTGATTTTTAGCAGGAACTCCACTGATTTGATAATGACCATCAGCGGTTGTGCCAATACCTGTCAATTGAATTGAATTGCCAATAACAGTGGAAATACCAGAGGTTGCAAGCGTAATATTTCCACTTGGTGTTCCGCCAATTACACTACTATCGAAATAAAGTGTTTCTCCAGTTGTATAACCAGATCCACCTGCCATAATATCGGCAGCAACTACAGAACCTCCAGATACGATTACTTTTGCTGTAGCACCGTCCCATACAGCAACTGCTGGAGCAGCATTGCTATTGAACAATTTAATATTATAATAAGTTCCATTGGTGTGCCCACTGCCACCAGAAAGTGAACTATATGTTACAATACCGTTTAAATTGTGTTCTGTCGAGAACGTGAGTGTTGTGATGCCAGATTGTGAAGTTGTAACTCCAGAAATAATAGGACCAACACCAAAGTATGGATAGAATTTATCAACACTTTCTCTAGTGACGCTTCTCTTGAGTTCGTTAGTTACAACTTCACCAAGAGGATTTCTCTTAGCAAAGGTTTTAGAAGATACGGGGTTATCATCAACATTATCTTTATCAAGTTGTGGATAAAGATCGACAACGTTTTGACTATATTTTACGTTTGTAAATTCTGTTGGAATCGCATTTGATGCGTTCAACATATAAACATAATAAACACCATCTTGAGTGTTGTAATGATATGGAGTAATAACTTCGTGTCTGTAAATATAGAAGTTACCCTGGTTGTCGTTCTTTTCAAATCTTGGTAGGCTAGTATCTCTTACTGAAGTATTGTTCGTAAATACTCCTGGTTCGTCATGAATATTTCCGTTGATATCGGTTGAACTATAAGTAAATGTTTTATCATCGGTTACACTTACAACAGTAAATGTTCCGTTGTATCCCTGATTTATTGTTCCAGAAGTGTTTGCGGTACTCTTAACATTTTTAACGACAACTGTATCACCTGCTCTTAAATTATGTGGTTGTTCTGCTCTTACCGTAATAATATCACTTACAGAGTTGAACGAACAGGTGCTAATAAATCTTGGATTTCTATTATAACCATAATCTGCAGATGTTAAAGATGAAAGAGTGAAATCAGAATTAGATCTTGCTGCAGTTGTGCTAGAATCCTGAAGAATAAATCCTTCAGTTAAATCTCTAGCGTTGGTTGTTTCTTTTGGAATTACAACACGAATTTTGTAAAGTTTTTCATCCAAACTTCTCTCATCTTCATATCTCTTGATGAAAGAAACTGCAGTATTGGGATTACCAATTCCAGCAACACCTTGAGTTTGTAAAGTGCTGAAGATATTATTACCAGTGTTTACGTGAATATACCATCCAGAATTTACAGAATCCCATTGAACTGGAGATCCAACTTGTGCTGGTTCTTTATCTGATACTCTACTTACAACTTTAAGTTGATCTCCACCATAAATGTCGATGGTAACAGGAGTTGCTGCTTCTGCGTTAGTAAGTGAAGAAGCAACTTTCAGCGAAGAACTTGTTTGGGGAACAGCATAATAAACTGTATTTGAATAAAGATTTTCTGGAAGATCACCAGTTTCACTAATAATTCTAATCTTTTCGCCAGTTGAAATTCCAGCGTTGCTTGCCAAATTGATTGTACTAGAACTTACACTTGAAACGTTAAAGACTTTTTCAGAACTTGTCGTTCCTTGTGCAATAGTAACACCAGTTCCAATTTTATTATCAAGCATGTAAATAGATGCTTCTTTTGTAGTGCCACCTATTTCAACATAAAGGGCATCACCTTTTCTTGCACCGACTCGATAACCTTGAGTAATGATTGGTGGTTCAATATCAATATTATTAAATCCATAAAGATATAAGTGACTCGATACACCAACTTGAGTAGTAAGACCTACATCAATCGAAATCCAGTCAATATTTGCTTCTGTCAGTTCAATCGATCTTGGAGTAACAACTGAAGTGATGTATGCCTTGTCATCTTTATCAAATGCTTCTGCTTTAAATCCGTCCGCAGACAGAGAGAATTGACCAAAGTTAGAGTTCGAGTTTGTAATTGAGTGATCTGAACCAGAGAATGCAGCAAAGTGCTTATTGAATCCAATTGCAAAGACCGAAACAATTTGAATGAACGAATCGTTACTTCCTTTAATGTGAACTGGTTGCCAACCGTGCCTATAAATTGCTTCTGGGTCTAAGTGATAGACAGTGTTAGCATTAGTGGAAGAAGATCCAGATGATAACGCAGCACCAGTAACTTTTGTAATTGCAATGCTGTCATAAGTTCTACTTGATTTGTTATATTTTACAAATGCACGGTCATCTTTTTGTAGAGACACAGCAGTGAACTGTGCAACGACCATTGAACGGAAACCTGATGCTTTTGCACCATCGGCATGCATACCGTTCATACCCCATACAGAACGTAAAGATACGTTGAAGATATAAGGGGAAGCACCAGAAACTGTATCAGTTTCAATTGTGACCGTTGCCGAAGATCCACTTAATCCAGCAGAAGATCCAGCAGGAAGATTATCTCTTACATATGGAAGCACATAAGTAAAAGTTGTATCACTTGTAACTGTTTGTACTTTTGTTGAAATATTATAGTCGTCAACATTTACACCTCTGATTTTGATTGGTGTATCTGCTGTTAAACCGTGAGCAGTTGCTGTAGTTACAGTAACAACTGGTCCTGGAGTTGAACCATCTCCAGAAATAATACTTGAAATATTAACAGGGTCAGATAAGAAAGCACCAACAATTTCCCATTCTGGTCTTTGCTTAGCAAAACCTAGTGGGTTTGCTGGATACTTCTGATCGATGTTTCTACCAGATGCTTCATTAAAAGCATTTGATAGTTTACTATAATACATATCAAGATCAGTGAGACTGTATCCTGATACAGTATTCACACCGTCAGCATATTCAAAACAAGTCAGTTTGTGGTGAGAGAAGGTGGGTTTTGATTGGTTTGTAGTCGAAAAGTTAGCATTATCAGTATAAACAACACCAGTCTCATCGCCATCAAAAATTGAAAACTGCCAAAAATAACAAGCACCAGTAATTTTAAATATGGCACTAGTGCCTAAGTTAGAGTCAGTGGGGTTTGGAACATACTTTGGGCGGATTTTGGTCTTTCTTAGATCTAGACCAACGATCGAAGTTCCACGAGGTACAACTACACCACCGTAGACACTATTAAACTTATAGAGAATATTATCGTTTTGCGTTAAATCAAAGTTTGATGTTAAATTTAAGGTTAAAGTTTCTGAAGCATTGCTTGTCGTTCCCGCTGGAGAAACTGCAGTTGCAACGTTTGCTACTGATTTAATACCAAAACCAGGTCTGTTATCAATAATATGCTCACCAGGGAAAAGAAGAATCGTAGTCTTCTCAACAATATCGTTGTCACTTCCTCTCAAATATGAGAATCTCGCAGACTCTAAAAGAGCTCTTTGAATTGTTTTAAAAGGTTTTGTTAAGGAATTACCTTGGTTTTCAATGCTATCGGTTGAATCCAGATCATTTGGATTAACATAAAGAATACGCCCTTCAGTATTCTTAATAAAATTCTCTAACTTGTTGAGAGGCATCGGATTATATTCGCCAAAATATTTCTATGTTTTATTTATCAACCCATTAAATCTTCCTCGTCATACTCAATAATGTCGTCTGGCATATCTTCAGGATTCTCTAACTCAACTGGAAAGAAGCAAGGATGCACCTCTTCATCTATTAGATAAAATGAATTTCTGTATAAGTCTTCTGGTTCAAATGTACGATTTTTATCCGCCTCTCTACAAAGGTCTTGGTCGTATAAGTGCCCTTCTGGAAGTTCATCAAATGTGAAGGGAACGTGATTGATAAAATACATCTTCACAATCATACTGCCATCAAGATACCAGCAGTATGCGGTGTCGATACGATAAGACATTGGGTTTTCCCATATCTTATATTTATTTTTGATAGGCGTGAGTGGATTCGAACCACCGCTGGAGGACTTTTAAGGTCCCTGTCTCTTCCGCTGGACTACACGCCCGTGTATGAGACCATTATAACTCTTAGAGTTGTAGTGGTCAAGTGCTGGTTGCGAGGATCGAACTCGCCTCCCATCGATTATGAGTCGATTGCATTCGCCAGATTGCTAAACCAGCATTAGGTAGGAACACTGGGAGTTGAACCCAGACTAAGCCCTTATAAGGAGCCCGCTCTAACCATTAAGCTATGCTCCCATTAAATGATTTAAGTATTCGGTAGTGATGGATATTCCATAAGATATTGCTATTCTTGGTTTATCTCCCTCTACTGGAAGAGACTTATGTTTTTGCTTATTAACATGATATTTGATGTATTGCCTTTCCTCAAAATTCAGTTTTTTACCCATTAAAATTGGGTCTCCTCCTTTTTCTGGTTTAGACAAAAACAAATTAAATCTAAAGTGTTCTCTTCCTGGAAGACTTTCATCCAAATGTTCGTGTATGAATCCTTTGGTTGTATTCCAAGTAACTATATCTCCAAAAAGTGGATCTTGTTCCCACTCTAAAATATTTTCTTTTTTCAAGATTCTGTTCTTTACCTCAAAGAACAACTTTGGTTTTTCTGATTCGTTTATTTTATCAAGACTCATAAATTTTCTATGAGGACCTGCATAATTGGGTAAAAATTTATTCTCGTTTGAAAAAATCCAATTCAGAAATTCTTGTTGTTCTTCTTTGGTAATAATTTTCCTTGAATTAAGAAGCTTCATCATGGTCGGTGTGTATTCGTATGAGGTCATCATCCGCAGGCATCATAACTGCTGCTCGTTCATCTTCATCAATTATGCCTAATCGCTCTCCGTTTCCCACTCTTTCAATCAGTTCGTCAAAACGTTCTTGAAACTCTACCACAGTGAAAACTTCCATTTTTGTGTTTTATTTAGTTGCTGTCCTGACCATAGATTGCCAGATCGGCATACTCAATTTGCTCTGGGTCAAGTTGTGCAGTGATAACTTCCAGCACGTTCATAAACTCTTCGACGGTATCACACTCAATCAGGCGCTCGCTACCCTGATCACTAATCAAAAGGAAAGAACGAGTGCAAACATCGATAACAATACCAAGAACGGTTTCTTGTGCGGTACTCATAAAAGGTGGTCCGTTGATTACCCCCATATTATAGGGCAGGTCGGAACGGGTGTCAAGCGTTTTCAGTCCCTTCCAAAAATTCGGGATAGAAATGATCATAATACCATTTATGACTTTCGACAATATAGTCACAAATATTTTGAGGAAGATGTGAAAATCCACCATTATAGTTTTCTAGTTTATTTCTAATTTGATGATTTCCATAAGGTTGGTACATATTATCAAAGTGACTGATTGTGCCATCAATATTGTCAAAATCATGTTCAAATCTGGGAATATCTAAAAAGTCATAGATTTTATTCATAGACTCTTGAGGATCCTGAAGTAGATTTTCATATCTAAAGATGAGTATATTTTCTCTACACTTTGGAGCAACATCAATCAATTCCTTGAGGCTTACAAGAGATTCTTTAATAAACCAAAGATTTAAAATATTATCAATTCTTTGATGTAGAAAATCTTTTTCAAATCCTTCATAGTAATTTTGAAAATTCATGCACAACGAAGTATCATGAATTTTTTCAATTGAATTAACTATTCCTCTCAAATCACGAAGATTTAGTATCATCTTCATATTTGGAAATACTTTAAACATAAAGTGATATTGATATATCCAGTGTCTGGATTTATCAATAAAATAATCAGTTGGGCAAATTTCGTTTAACCAAGATTCTGCTCCAGAGGAACAAAATTTTAAAATACACTGATTAAAAATTTGATGAGGAAGTTGTTCATTATTAATGTTATCTTGAACATAAGAACGAACATGATTCAAAACTGGTGATAAGGAAGAATCTGCTCCAATTGTAAAATTTGGATTTTGATTTAAGATGTGCATCAATAAAGTAGACCCTGACCTTGGTGTGCCAGTCAGAGGAATTAATGTCTTCATAAATTAACGTTTAAAAAATCACTTAAACTGTTACAATTTTCTATTTGCATATAAACTTCCATTTCCCAGTCAAAGCATTTCTGCACATATAACTCAATTATATCACAGATTTCAATAATTTGTTCTTTAGTAAAGGTATAGTATTTGTTAAAAGATTTATAGTTGACTGTATCTAGATTGCTCAATTTTTTAATAAAAAGTGAATATCTAGTTTTTTCATCAGCAGTAAATTTTATTCCTTGATACTCAATTCCATCTAATATTTTTTCTTTTTTGAAATTAGAAACTAACTTCTTAAAAGTATTTTTATTTAACTCTAAATTTTCTGGACTAGATTGATAATCATTTAGAAAAGGTGAATTCAGTTTTATCCACCCATAATGTTCATATCCTGCCCACTTGAAGTCACTAAGTTGTTCGTCAGTTAAACCAGAAAGACCAGCAATATTTTTCCAATTTTCTGGAAGTTTTTGTATCTTATCAATGATTATTTTTTGACGAGTATCAACTAAAACATAAAGTTCATCAAGATTCATCTTTTGATTCGTTGAGTAGTTTATCTTTACTTTCTTCTATTGCTTTTATATTCTTTTCTCTAATCTCCGTTAGTTTTTCTCTTTGTTCGTCATCAAGTTGCCAGGGCGCTGCTCCTAACCAATGAGAAGCGCCTGGGATTGTAGTATCCCAAGATCTCCAAGTACTAAAATCTTGTTTAGGACGCATAGCAATTTGTAGACCACACGCAGCAGCAAGTTGCTCCATAACTTCAACTGCTTCAACAGGATGTAAAATATACCAAAGGTTGGAAAAGTCTCCTCTCATGTTGACTTCAATCAATCCACCAGTACACGTTCCAACAGAAAGAGATCTTGCTCTAGTTTGATTTTGTTTTAAACAAGCAAGCTCGTTGTTTTCATATTCTGCATGTATTTGTTTTCTCGTTTTAGAAATTTTTTTCTGTGCCATAATCTAAAATTATTGTTTCTGTTAATTTATATATTGTCACTTTTCCAAGTCGGAATCCAACAAGTATTTTCATCATCATACTTATACATTTTACCATCATTTTTCAAATCATATTCTAACGATGGATCTGGTTTCCAACTCCACGATGTTTGATCTAAAAGATAAGTTGAATCTGGTTGAGGTGGAATAAAAGCATTTAAATTTTCATCTAAACTATATCCGATAGACGCTTCATTTAAAGTTAAAGAATTTTCTGATCCATACTCAATGATACCACAAGGTTCTAAAGAACTTCCAATTTCCGTTAAAATACCAACAGTCACTATACAATTGACCACTATGTTATTCTTATCTAAGAAAGCATACTTTGTAAGTGTGTCCATTATTGTGTGTTCCAAGAAATGGTTATGAATCCTCCAGATCCAACAGTAATTGGATAAGAAGTTGCGGGAGTTACAGATACTCCTGGAGAAGTTGATGGAGACGCCGCAGATCCACTACCTGCGGGTCCTGTTGAACCAGGACTTCCAGGATTTCCAACATTAGCTCCGCCGCCACCACCGCCAGATCCCATATTATTAGCTACTCCAGGGCGGTTTGGTCTTACGTTTCCTCCAGCCCCACCGTTTCCACCGCTAGCCGCACTTCCTGCACCTCCATTTCCTCCAACAGAGCTACCTGTGTTTTTTGGTCGGTTGGTTCCTGGATTACCTCCGGGGTTTCCCCCAGCCCCGTTTGAACCGCCATAGTTGGCACCGCCACCGCCGCCGCCGCCGTTTCCTCCACCACCTCCAGAACCTGCTGTTCCTGGATTAGCAGTTCCCCCATTTCCACCAGCGCCCCCAGGAAAACTAACTCCTAAAGCAGAAGAGGTTGTTCCAGTACTGCCTGCATTTCCAGAAATTCCAGGATTTGCAGCACCAGGATTACCGACGCCGCCCGATCCTCCAGAATTTCCACGATATCCTGCACTGCCGCCGCCACCACCAGTTCCTGGATTTCCTGGAGAACCACCATTGTGGTTTGGTGAGCTACCTCCACCTCCGCCACCACCACTAGTTCCAGAATTTCCTGGATCACCGGTGCCTGCTGTTCCAGAATTTCCTGAACTTCCTGTTCCACCTTGACCCTGAACAGTAACCTGAACCAATCTATTTGGAGAAGTCCAAGTACCTGGAGAATTAAAAGTTACGCTTCCAGCAATTTCTTGTGATGAAAAAAGTCTTCTAGCGTTGGCAGTCATACTTCATTCTATGTAAAACCATCCAGTCACTATGTATTTAGATTTGTCACCATGAACTACATTACCTCTATGTGTATGTGTAAATGCCGCTGGCCAAATTACCATCGTGTTTTCTTTTGGAGGTATTCTAATTCTTTGATATAAAAACTCTGTTTCTCCTGCTTCTTCTATAGCATTCAAATAAGCGATATAAACTAAACATCTTGCTGCATCAGCATCTGGACTTTGTTCTGCGTGCCATCTATGATACCCACCACCAGGAACAGTTTTTTGCATTTTAAGATGGGTACATCTCAAATCATAATCTCTTAGAATATCATATTCATTTACATAGTCATTAAAACATTTTTGTAGTCCATTTACAAATACATCTACTACAGATTCATTATTAAAAAAACCCATAGGATTAGCTTTAATATTCATAAAGTAGTGATGATCATCTTTCGCAGTTTTTAGTGCATTTTCATATGTTTGCCTATTACCACAAGCACCAGAAACTAACAATCTTTCAAATTCATCTATTAAGTGATTACAAAAACCATCAGGAAATACATCATGATACATTCCAATAAAATTGTTATATTTTGAATCCATAATATCAATAGTTGTATTGTGCTAAATTTCCAAACCAGGTTGATCCAGAGTTTACAGTGAAAAAAGTATAAACATCAGTTTTGTTTGCTGATGTAGTTCTACTAGGAATTGATCCAGATGGCCAAATTACTGCTGCTGGCCAAGTAATTGTTCTGCCACCAGTGCCATCATTTGTAAGAACTAATGTGAAAGCACAGGCATTAGATGTTGGGTTTGAAAAAGAAAATGTGCAACTGCCAGTAAGTGTTGCAGTTATAAAATTTCCGTTAGACAGATCTAAATTTGCAGCAGTTCCAGTATTACCAAAAGAATATAGCGTGTCACCATATTGCTTCAAACCTCTATTATTATCAATTACTGTAGTCCCAGAAATTTGAAATGCCATTTTATTTTTATTTATTGACCTGTTTTTTGAGCTCGTCTATTTGCTGTTGCTGCTCTTTAATTGCTTCTATCAGCAATCCAATCAAACCATCATAATTAACTGTCTTAAAGTTTTCTGTTTGATTTACAAGTTCTGGAAATACTTTTTCAACTTCTTGTGCTATTACACCAACAGAAGGTCTATCATCTTTTTTCCAGTTAAAGGTTACACCGTTAAGTTGAAGTAATTTAGACAATGGCGAAAGAATTGGTTTGATATTGGTTTTCAGACTGATATCGGATGTCGAGTTAAAGTCTGTTGCAGTTACAACACCGCCAGAACTTAATGAAACTGCGGTCGAACCTCCTTTGTTTGCAGAATAAACTCTAACTCCACTAGAAAATCTCATCGATGCCCAACCATCATTGAGGTCTACAATGTCTCCATCATCTGAGAGAATAATTCCTCCACCAGTAGAATTAGACATAGAAACGGATAAGTTTCCGTTAATAGTTGCACTTGAAGCGGTAATAGTTCCAGCACTAAAATTACCAGATCCATCACGAGCAACTATTGCGCCACTAGTGTTAGAACTTGTAGCATTGCTAGTAACTGTAAACGTAACTGCTGAAGCGTTGTTATATGTCGCAATACCAGATATTCCAGTTCCAGAAGTATTAAGTGTTAATATATTACTCAGGACTCCGTTAAAACTATTTGCTGCGGCATATACATTAGAATCAATAGATCCATCTGCTTTTAAGAATTGACTTGAAGTTCCACCTGCTTTCACAAAAGAATTAGCAGTAATCGAATTAGTACTAAAGTTACCTGAACTATCACGAGCAACTATAGTAGAACCAGTATTAGAATTTGTAGCATTAGTTACAATTTGTCTTGCAGTTCCTCCGTTATAAGTAGAACCACTTGCAAAACTTAAATGTGTTCCAAGTGTTAAATCTGTAAGATTACTTCCAAGAGATATTCCCGAAATAGTTGGTGTTGCAAGATTTGCATTTGTGATTCCAGCACTACCAGATAGATTTGAATTGGTTAGTCCAGTGATTGTATTTGAACTGGCAGCAATTATTTTATTCGTAAGTGTTGTTGAACCAGAACTTACAAAAACATTAACTGCTCTTTGAGTTGGTAAAAAATTATCAGATGGTGTAGAACCACCCATTGTGGTATCATTTTCGACACCAGTAATAATTAAGTTTGTATTTCCTTGAGTAAAAGTAATTCTATCAATTGTTGCAATTGGAATTGGAGTTGTAAATTGAACTTCTCCAGTATTATTTTTTAAAATAACAAAATTACCTACTTTGAAATCTCCAAGTTCATTTGTTCCAGATGTATAAACTTGACCGTAGCTTTCTTCTACCTGTTCATTCTCTGTTCTTGTAAATCCACCATTTTTCGGTAAGGCACTATAATCAGTTCCAGATCCAGCATATTCCCAGGTATGAGAAGATGAGTTGATAACAGATGGTCTTAATTGTCGAACACTAACATTATTAAAATTTGAATATGAAGTATAAGGGCTACTGAAGTTTTGGTCTAAACGAGGACTAATTGCAACATCATAAACGGTTCTAGTTTGAGAACTAATAACAATTGTTCTTTTATCAGAGACTTTTTTAATTTGAAATTCTGTGCTTGGATGTGTGAATGGTGTTTCACCAGTTCCATATCCAAAACGGAGTAATTTATCAATTCCTGGTTTTATTAATTCATCACCAACACCATCATCAGCAATACTGACTATAGAATAATTTGCAGAAATCGTAGATGCTGCTCCAGCAATTATGAATCTATCTGTGCTTCCAGCCCCAGAAGAACTAGCACAAGCAAAAGTTACTATTCCTACATCTTGAGAATATGTTTTACCAATCGTCGAAAATCCTACAGACCTTAAGGCATTGATGCCGAAGTTTGTTGCTGAGTTTGTAATTGATGCATATCCACCGTTTTCACATAGAATATTATCGGTATTGAATATTCCAAAAACGTTAACAATCTGTGCATACGCAGAATTGTCTATATGAATTCCAATACCTGGAGTTATGATTGACAACAGAGCAAAAACCATAGATTCAAGGTTTCCGCCCGTAGAGTCTCCACTTGAAATTGAATTTACGGCGTCTCCATCAACATAAGCAAAACATCCTCTTGGAGTTTGAGATGCACCTTTAGTCCATTGACCTGCTACAACAGAATAGGCGTTTTTACCTCTACCTCTAGTTGATATAAGAGAGCAATTTAAAGCGTATGGGGATTGATTAATAACAAGTGGTTCACCACTTGTATCATATGCAATAGCATATCTAAAAGTATAATCATCAACCTCGTTATCTCTAAAAACAAGGTTCATTACCATTGTGCCTTCTCTAACCTTAAAGAAGTCAACATCAGGTACACCAGGTCTTAGAATAACTGTTCTCAGACTATCACCAATTATTGCACAAAATGTAGGTAAAATTATGGGTATATTTTCTGTATACTCTCCAGAAGAAACATATATTGATTTTTTATCTCCAGGGTCAAATTGAGTTCTAGCAATCTCTACCGCTTTATTAATTGAACGAACTGGATCATCTGCACTCAACCCACTGTTTGAATCATCTCCGGCAGTTGAAACATAAATTCGGTTTTTACTTGATGCTAAAAGTCCAGCAGAAATACCATCAAATCCAGGAACAGCACTTGCTATAACTTTTGTTGCATTTATATCATCAAAAGCTTGAACTTTATTATTAAAAAATACGTCTTCTCCAAAATATTGTGACATTTTCTTTATTGTGCTGCTGGAGTAAATACAATTGTTCCATCACCTGGTTGATAATAGGATGATGGTGCTGGTCTGTTAATTGTTTCAGTTTCTTGTCTTTGTTGAACAGCAGTATCGCTAGAATTTCCAGAACCTTGATCAGTATCTTCACATTCTCCTTTTGGTTCTGTAGAACTAAACGCCTTATCAACAACATCTTGACCAACAAACGTTCCTTTAAATACTCGTTGTCCAAAAGAAGTTTCTTTTGGAACAGCGTTACCTAGTAAACCATCAGTCCAAACTTCATTTGCTTTGATAGAAATCTTTTGTCCTGCATTAATTGTGAGATTGTTACCAGCATTTAGTGTGAGGTCTTTGTCAGCATCCAAAACAATTTGGGATGCTCTAATTCTTACTTTTCCATTTTTTTCTGCGGTAATCCAAACATCACCGTTTTTTCCAGTAATGTAAATATCAACGCCTGTAGAGGCTGCTTTTTGACCAGCAACGATTTCAATCGATTGATCATTGTAGATATGATACATTCCATTTTCACTAAGTCCAACTAAGGAAACTTCTCCTTCATTGGTGACTCCGTACATATTATAAACTTCTGTGCCACTTTCACCCATTTGTGGGTTACCGATATCTATGCGAAACTTTGGACCGTAACTTTCTACGAACCTTTGGAACCAGTTTTCATTTGGACGAGTAGCCATTTATTTTGTAATACAATCTACTTGAGTTTGTGCTGGTCCTTGCGTTGGGAAATCTAGAACTGGTTTTAAGAGAGCACCTACTCCAGTATCAGATATAACTTCAAGAACAGGCAAGTTCGTAATTTCTGTTCTATTTATTGGATCCACACCAATGATGGTTCCCTGGAATACCTTTGGTTTGTATTCATTTCCAAGATTATCAATAACCTTATCAGTTTCTGTATATCCTCTTCCACCGTCAATAACTTTTACTCGATCAACAACATAAGGAACAACTTCCCCAACTGGATATCCTTCACCTTCAGATACCACGTACATATCTTCAATTGAACCCTCAGGTGTTAAAGTTGCTCGTATCTGAGCACCATATCCCTTATTACAATTGTCAAGAACCTCAATAAATGGTGGGAACGTGTATCCAGATCCAGGATTCAGAATCTTAACACCTATAATACTTGCAGTTTGACCGAGAACTGAATCGTTGACTAGTGCTCCCATAATTGGAACAGCAGCAGCTCCAATTCCATCTCCACCAAAAATACTAATTGTTGGCGCTCCACACGTCAATGGTGGACCTGCATAACACCTATTAAATATTGACTTGAAGTTAGCGTTCTTTATGTTAGAAGTGTAAATGTCAAATGCTCCAACTGCTTCTTGAATTCCACCAATTGTTCCTTTTGCAGTTTCAGCAGCAGACCTAGCAGTGTTTGCCAACTCAACAATTTTTTCTGGTTGGAAACCTGGAGCATTTTTTGGTCCCTTTCCAATAACCCATTGTAGAACTTGAGCACCAACTCCTTCTGCCTTTTCTCCACAACTTAATGGAGATGGATCACCACCAAAAAGTGCAAGTGGATTTTGATTTAACAAGTTTTGGATACTGAACCCACCAAAGAACTGTGTAATTTTCTGAATACCATCGATTGCACTTTTTAAAGTATTTGCCATCTTTCCAATCACGTTGTTCACAAGTGATCCAATAAACTGATCGGCAACACAAGTCACAAAGTTAGTAATATTATTCACTATAGACTTCAACATTCCTTTAATTACACTTGCAATACTGTTAATAATGTAATTTGCAACTGTAGGAATTTTATTTTGTAACAACTTAATTGGTGCCACCATCGCATTTTGGGCAGCCACTCCTGCCAAATGTGCTGCTACAGGATTTCCTGTTGCGGAAAGAACAAGATTATAAACCAATCTATACAATAATTTTAGACCTTGGTTTAAAATAGGTGCCATTTTAACAAAAATCGTATTCACGATTCCTGTCACCATACCAGTCATAGAATCCGCAATTGATTTCGTGACCTTATCAATTTCAATGTCAATCTTTCTTCTTGCACTTTCAATACCAAATGATATATCTCTATTCAACGTTTCAATTTTATTAATAAAATTCTCAAGTGCTGTTGAGATTTTATCTAAGATTTTCGATCTAGATGCAGAAGCACCCTGAGTAGTTTCACCAATTCCACTAAAGAAAGACCTTTCGTTTCCAGTGGGTCCACCACCAATAGCGTCTGCTTTTCTCTCAGATACTAGTCTTGGTGATTTGGCAGATGTAGATGTCTTCTCGTTAGTTTCGTTTGGAACAATACGAGCACCATTGTTTTTAATATAATCAGAATATCCAGTAAAAGGTTTGAATGGTCCAGGTTCTCCAGATACTTTGTATTTGGTGTGCCCAAGACATCCCATAATTACAGGGATCTGAGCATCGTCACCGTCAAGGAAAAATCCAAAAACAGTATCACCTTGAGTTAATTTAATTGATGTTGTTAATTCGGCACCACCAGTTCCGGAAGTCGTTGGCAATAAACAAATTGCCCAAGGCAAATCTTCATCTTTTAGTTCTGTCGTATTTGCGGGATGATATCCCATAATACGAACTTTATAACGATTTCCCCAACCATTACCAGTTGTTTGCTTCCCCATCGTACTGAGTGGGGGAATCTGCCCTATCCACCAGCGGAAACCATCTCTACCAATAAAATTACTCTTAACTAGTGACTCTTCAATCATTTTTAGTCTTCTTTGTTGTTAGTTCCAAAACGACCGAATGTATCTCTTACAAGGAGCATTGATGTATACGAACCATCAGTGTCAAAATGATGACATAATTCTTTAATCATATATAGACCGCTTTGTTCATCATCAAATTGATTTCCATCAGACTTAGACACTTTTGGAAACTGACATTCAATAATATCACCTGCTCTTAAATTTGTATTAGACGCAACTGTCATACTTAGTGTTTGGGTCATCAATACGTTGTATCTCATTAAAGTTTGTGACTGATATTTCGATGGGTCAGAATTTGACTCAATTGATGCATCCTTTTCCATCGTCCCAATATCAAGAATTTTTGTAATAATTCGACTTGGGATATCACCTAAAGTTTGTTCTGTACCGGTAGATATTTTTGGTAACGTCAGAGCTTTTCCAAGATTCTTAGATTTTCCGATATAGTCAGAAGATTTATAGACTGCTTTTTCTTGTGGAGTAAATTCACTAGTTAAAGGGTTATAAAAAACTCGATAACTTGCATAAGCACCAAGTCTCAATTTTTCAAGTAGATTTTGATTTCTATTTGTGGTATAAGATAAAATATTGAAGTCTTTATTCGTCCCCTCTTGGCTTGTACCAACATAAGTATAGGTTGCCTTTGGTTTTTCAGTAATCAGTTTATCAATTGATCTAAAGTGATATCCATCTTTTGTCTGAAAGAATACAAACCCCGCAGTGGCGTCACCAGATGTTTTGGGAACTGCTCTGGACGCCAACCAAACCAAAACAGTAAATGGTTTTCTTAAGTTACCAATAAATCCATATTTGTTTGAAGTTTCATCGACTGTAATTGTTTTATCAGTCTTTAGATAATTCTTTAAAATATCTTGAACAGATTGGTCAATTCTAGAACTTGTTGGATATTTCTTAGCAACTCTTGTTGTTTCGTTTGTGATAGATTCTCTTGAAACTAAGTTTAATGTAAATGATTCTCGTTTGCTTTCGCTAATGACATTTGATATACTTGAAACATAAAGGTAATCAACAGGTTTTTTAGAAAAGTCTAGACCAGGATTTGAAGAAGTATTGCCAGCAATTTTTATCGACACCCTTTCACCACCACGCAAAGGCAAACCATTGTAAATTGACTGACGAGCACCATCAGAATTTCCTTCTTCATCCGCTTTTGCAATTGAATCACCAGTGTTAACAACTGTAATTGTAGCAGTTATTGTTGGTGAAAAAATATCTTCATAATAATCAATTGAGACTACACCCTTTCTAATATCTACGGTTCTTTTCTGGTCGTTACTTTCAATAAAAATCTCATCGTATTGAGACCTTAATCTTGCTGGTGATGACATATTATGTGTACGCTAATTGATTAAGTAAAATGCTATTATGAATACTATTTAATGAATCACCAACAACCATTGGCATCATCGATGCTGGAGCAGATGGTGGAGGTGGTGCTGCTTGTGTTTGTGGTTGAGTAACGATAACTGTTTGCCCCTTTCTTTCTGGTGTTAAAGATTGAAGAACTTCTGGACTCCCTCCAGTTCCAGTTGGAGTGGTTTGTGCTAGTGGTTTTCCAGTAGTAGAAGTTACACCTTTAAATCCATTACTTTGCCTTGATGTAAGTAAAAGAAGAGAAACATAAGGGCTAGGGTCAGTATTTCCGCCATAATCTCTACCTCCATTCATAGTTCCATTTTTATTGGTATCTGTTTCAAAGTGAATATGTGGACCTGTAGATTCACCTGTGCTTCCAACTCTAGCAAATGATACACCTGCAGGAATGACAGCACCTGCTTTACAGTTAGGTAAAATAGAACTACAGTGTGCCATTCTCAATTTTATACCATACGATTCAACCCAAACATCAACCAGTAATCCATATCCACCTCTGTCACCAGCATATAAAACCACACAATTTGCTCTTAAAGCGATATAAACTCCATTATCTGTGGCAATATCAATTCCACCATGCCATTGACTTCTACCATTTCTGACTCTGTTTCCACGAAGGCTTGTTACAATAACTGATGGAGTTCCTTTTGCTCCTACAATACTTGTAATATCTTGATCTTTTCTAAATCTTGTTCCTGGTTGAACTGTTGCAGTTGGTGCTCCAAGTGGAGTTCTTCTTGCCTGCTCAATAATCGCTCTATCTTTAGCAGAATACTTTGAACCGCCAACTGTCCAAGCACCTATGCCTTTATCACGTAAAACTGCAAGACCTAATAAGTCTTGATTTTCGGGACTAAACATATCACTTGGACTTAAACCTGCACCTTTCATTGCTGACGGTAAAGTATTACCAACAATTTGATATTTTCCTGCCGCATGAATTCCCCTATCTGGTCTAGCATTTCTTGGATATTTCCTTTCATCTTGTCTTTCCATCACCTCACCAATTGTCATGCTTGTGAGTGCTTTACCAATTATTTTATTAGAATCGCCAGATCCAACAATTTTCCCATTAGAGTCTGTGCCTTGATTCATTGAATTATAGTTTCCACCACTTTCTGGTTTTGCGATAATATCCAGTGCTTGCCTATGAATAGGTTGCAATTGACCACCACCTCCTGGAGATCTTTCTCCACCAGGTCCAGGTTCTTCACCAGGAACTTCCAATCCAAGTCTTTCTCTTAGTTCTTCAATATCTTTGGAAAAATCTAGTGGTTGAGTTAAAACCTTATAAGCATCTTCTAATTGAAGGAACATTCTTGTAAAAGAAGTCTGCATATCTTCCACAGACTTAGAAAGTTTATTAGGAATACTTGCTATATCACCCCTTAATAAACTTGCACCAATAGTTGTTAGACCAGTGAATAAAGTATTTAAAATTTGAGTAAAACTATTAATTGCTCCTCCCAAAACTCTAGCGACTTCAACCGCTCTACGACTTGTTGCTTCTGCTAGATTAATGATATTTGGTAAGTTTGTAACTAACCATCCTGCCATCAATGCACCGCTAATATCCATCATTCTTCCAAAGAAGCTTCTGGTGCTTCCACTAGTAATTCTAGATGGTGCTCTTCTTATGCCAAGTGCTGTTGTTGCCTCCGAAGCATCTTGAGATTCTTTTCTTCTAACTGCCGACCTTCTTTGAAGAAAAAGAGAATTTTTTTTCGAAATTGATTCCTTTTTGAATTTATTTCTTTGTAAAATAGATGAATTAACTCTACCTGCAGACTTTTGAGCATTATTTAAACTCTGCCTAAAAGAACCTACAGACCTATTAATATTAGCAGTATTAATAGAAGATTTAATTGCCATACTATCCTATCACATTATAAACAGTCTTTGAATACATCGCATAAAAATTATTTGGATTACTAGAAGGTATGGCAGGAATATCAGAAGCAGGTGCTTTTCCTTGTGAATATCCAGGTTGTTGTGTTTGTTGCTGTGCTGGTGCTGGCGCAACTACAACATTTGCTTTTGGTTCAGGTAAAGCACCAACTTTTTGAGATACATCTTGCTGGGCAACTGGCGTAACTTGAGCGATGGTGGTCGGAGTTTGTTGCGTTCCAACAGGAGTTGAACTCATATCAAGACCTGTAACATCTTGTAAAGGACTGATTGAAAACTCACCGTACATTGCTGGTGCGCTCTCTTGTTGCTCACTATGAACTTCTTCACCACCCGCCGCTGGTTCTTGGTTTATCTGTAGTGGATTAACCATAGGAGTGGTTGGTTGAGATGCACTGGTTTCAGTTGGCATCATACCAAGATTTTGCATAGCACTTTGCGACATTAATAAACTAGAAAGACCACTCATCGCAGGGCTAGCAGCGTTAGTTGATTGCCCTTCTGTCGCTGATGTTTCACCCCCAGCAGGAGTCATATTATCAGTTGAACCACCTGTACCGGTAGTGCTGGTAGGTGCAGATGGACTTCCACCAGTACCATCTTTTTTATCAGCACCTTTTCCAATATTAAAAAATGTTTTAAAAGAATTCTTAACAGCATCAACTAAATTTTGAATTGGTCCCATGAACCATCTGCCGTTTACGTGCTGAGCAACTCTACTTGAAATAGCAGATATTGTACTGAAAACATTCGTAAGAGAACTTCTAATACCTGATAGAAATTGACCTGCTGTATTAAGTCCTTTTAAAATAGTATCACGAACAGAAGTCAGTTTATTTGGAACATCTACCGAATACTTTTTAATCAATCCAACGGTAGAAACCGCTAACCAACCAAATAAAACTCCAGTTAAAACTTGCCTGAGTCTTCCTAATGTATTCTCTGCTTTTGCTGATATTTTCTGTACAGGAGCAGATAAAGATGCTTGAATTTTTCTCTCAATAGCACTCTCTTTGCCTTCTCGAATCTGCTGCTGCGCTAGTAAAAATTCTTGCTGCTGTTCTTGTCTTTCTTTCTGTCTTTCTAGATTTGTTTCGGTAACAATATTTGCTGATATACTATTCAAAGATAAACTAAATTGCGACATCTGCTGAGAGATGCCGTTCAAACTTGAAGACAGTGATATAATACTTGATTCAGTTGCTTGAACTCTTTGATACAAGGCAGCATCACCACCGCCAACTTCTTTGGCAGCTTGAATACCTCCTTCAATTGGCGATGCCATTTCAGCCATTTATTCTCTGCTTTAAGTTTTCTTCTTCAATATACTGTTGAAGTAGAGATAAGTAAATTTCTCTCTCCCACGGTATCATATTTTCTAGTTCTGTCAATGAATATTTATGATGCTGCATCAAGGCAAAATTGACTTTATAGTATGACTCAATACTAGTATGAGCCATACTTACCCGAAAAAAGCCGATAGACCCTCCAAAACAACTTCGCTTGTGACACCGGTGTTCGAATTTGTCACCTGAATTGTATGAGATAACTTAGGCATTGTTTCAAAGAATTTTTCAATTTCTTTGAATTGTTTTGAACTTAATTGCTCTAGAAACTGTGACATTTCTTTTGGAGTGCAATCTGCTGCTGCCCAAGATTCTTCTTCACTGTAAACTTGTTCAATACAAGAAGCAATCATATTAAAAGTATCATCAAGAGTCAACTCTTCAGACACAGCAAAGTTTGTCTTGACAAACTCATTCATTGATGGATACTTCATTCGGAGAGTTAGATTGTCATCCAGTTTAATATCTCTAGTATGTTCTGGACTAATCTGAACTTTAATCTCGTCAAGATTAATTAACGCAGGAACTTGAGTTCTACCATCATCTGGGCAAGTAATTAGAACCTCGACATCTTCACCGACTGACTTTCCTCTAACATTTAAGAAAATATATTCAATATCAAAAGTGGAAAGTTGTTCTACTTTAACACCTTTTGTTTGAATACAATTTGCGATGACTTCTTTGACTGCATTTGCAATCTGTTTAGTATCCTCACTTTCAAGTGCCAGGATTAAGATTTTTTCTTCTTTGACTAGAAAAGGACGATATCTAATTTTCTTTCCTGTAGAAGGAATTTCCAACTCATATGTTGGCGTAGCAATTGTTGGTAAAGGCATAATGACCTATAGACTTCAGTAAAAATATTTAGAGAGTTATTAGAAAGTTCTTCTCTCACCAATCGCCTGAGCGTAAAGTTCTCCCGTGACGATGGACTCTCCCAATGGAACATTAATATTCCTATAAACAATTCCACTTGCACCTCTGACTGGAACTCTTCTTGGTGCTGAAGAAGTTGTTGGTTTTTGTGAATTTGAAGGTTGGATTGGTGTAATATTGTTATCAATTCCACGGAAGAAGTCGAAACTAGAAACTCTACCAGTTACATAGCGGTCAAAGTGGAATGTAGCATTTGCCTTTAGAAGTTCAGAACCACCATAGTTTACAGGAGTTGGATTCAATATAAGAGGGAACATCCCATAAAAATTATACTCAAGTTCAACTCTATAGTCTCTATCAAATTTAATAATTTTTGTTCTATTCACTTTGTATTCGTTTGGATATTTCATTCTTACATAATATCCAGGTCTATCATAGTATTCATCAGACCCACTTGCCATAAACTCCATCCAATGTTCAAAGAACTTAATAGTACGATAATCAGTATCAACATAGAACTCCATATCAATTTGATTGTAAGTTCTGGTATGAGCAAACTTCTCAGTAATACCAGTAAAGTTGCCAGTAACGTCAGCGGTGGCAAACTGAGACCCAGGTAAAGAAGTTGAACTGCACAGAAGACCTACAGTTTCTCCAATAAAACGACTGTCAATTCCTCTTGAAATCAGATGCGTTGTAAGAGGAAATGAAAGTCCACCAAAGATAACTTGATAGTGAGATGTCTGAGCTAGGTTACTGAATATCGGTTTTATATCAGATATTTTGCGGGGTTCGACCACTCTAAATACCTATTATGAGCTTTTAGTTATTTAGATGTCATATAAGGGAAAATATCAACCGTCTTTTCCGAAGAAATATAAAGGAGATCCAACCAATATTGTCTATCGTTCCCTATGGGAGCGCAAGTTTATGGTTTATTGTGATACAAATGAAAAGATATTAGAATGGGGTTCTGAAGAATTGTTTATTTGGTATCGTTCTCCAATTGATAGCAAACCTCATAGGTATTTTCCAGACTTTTACATCAAAGTAAAAGAAAGCACAGGGCATATTAAAAAATATCTGATTGAGATTAAACCCCAAAGACAGACTGCACCTCCACCAAAACCTCAAAGACAAACTAAAAAATATCTTTATGAGGCATATGAGTATGCTAAAAACCAAGCAAAGTGGGAAGCAGCAAAAGAATGGTGTGCTGACCGTGGATATGAATTCAAAGTGCTCACAGAAAACGAACTTAACATTAAGTAATGCCTAGAAAGACTCTTAAAGAACGGCAAGAAAAAAAGATTACAGATACTGATAGTAATCGCAACCGAGTTCGTGCGGTTGTTGATGGTCTTGTTGGAACAGAAAGTGCTGATGATATTATGCTGGAACTTTTAGAAGTTCTTCAAGAAAGTGGCAAGATGCCCAGTGTTGGTAAGTTTTATCTTTTTGTTTATAATGCTAAAACTACAAGTTTGACTTATGACCAGAATCCTTTGGTTGCAGTCACAGATGTTTATTCTTGGGGATTTAAAGGAATTAACTTTCACTGGGGAGAAATGAGGCAATATACCTGGAGTGAAGTTGCTGGTTCTCTTTATGAAATTTATCCTAGTGAACTCAGAGACTTACAAGAACTGCCTGTTGCCAATTTCCGTCTAAATAGTTAGAAAAGTTAGATGGCGGATTTCTTTACCAACCCAAAATTTGGCACTGATACTGGTCAAATTCCCAGTTTAAATTTGGGTGGAACAAACGCACTGCCTAATCAAACTCAAGGTTCAAGCAATCAAACTAATCTAACCAGTGCTGTAAGTAATACAGCATCAAGAACTGGTGGCGTAGAATATTATAGATATCCAAGACAAGCAATGACTGAAAGTACTGATTACTTGTACTTGAAAGTTGTAAAATTTAAGCAACCAAAATTTGAAGCATCTTCAGCACCTCCGTTTTTAACGGCAGAATCTCAGCAGGCAGCTCAATCTCAGAATGAAGAAATAGTCGGGCATGTAGTATTACCCATTCCACAATCAATCGCAGATGCCAATTCTGTTGAATGGGGTTCTTCTGGTTTAAATCCTCTTGAAGCTGCTGGATTGGCTGCTGCCGAAACTGTTGTTGGCGGAGTCAAAACCCCTATTATGTCATTATTAAATGGTGCTGGAGGTTTAGCAAAAGGTGGTCTTAACGCAGCGTTATCCCCCGATGTAATTAAAGGATTGCAGGGAGCAATTGCTGGTTCTGTTGTAAATTTTGCAGGAGGTAATGTTAATATTAAATCTATTATCGCAAGAACAACAGGTCAAGTTTTAAACCCAAACCAAGAACTTCTTTTTGAAGGTCCATCTCTAAGATCTTTTAGTTTCATTTTTGACCTTGCTCCAAGATACTCTGAAGAAGGTCTTGAAATTATGAAAATGATACGATTTTTGAAAAAGTCAATGGCAGCAAAGGCAAACGATACAAATGGTTTCTTTTTGCAAGCACCCGACTTATTTAAAATCAAATATATGAGTGGTAAAAACGATCATCCTTTCCTGAATCGTTTTAAAGTTTGTGCTTTAACTAATATGACGGTAAACTACACTGGTTCAAACACCTATTCGACATACGATGACGGAACACCAGTTCATCTTCAATTAGGTTTGAACTTTAATGAAATTAATCCAATTTATGCTCAAGATTATGACGCAGAAGGACTCAATGGAGTAGGTTACTGATATGTCTTACTTTAGAGAACTACCAAATCTAGATTACCAATCACCACTATCTGATAAGAATTCTTCTCTAGATTACGTAAGAGTCAAGAATTTATTCAGAAGAGTTAAACTTCGTGACGACTTACAAAATGTTTTTACAATCTTCAATAAGTATATTGTAAAAGATGGTGCTCGTCCAGATACAGTTGCTGAAGAACTTTACGGCGCCTCTGACTTAGATTGGGTTGTACTACTTACGGCAGGTATTGTTAATGTCAGAGAGCAATGGCCATTATCTGACAAAGACTTATACAACTTTGCTTTAAATAAGTATGGTTTGGCAAACTTGAACGCTGTTAAGTATTATGTAACCACAGAAGTCAAAGATTCAAACAAAAGACTTATTCTTCCTGCTGGGAAAGTAGTTGATTCTTCCTTTACAATTCCAGACC